TTGGAATCAGTATCAGAAACAAGAACTGACCTTATTGCTTATATTACTGACCAGTTGAATAATGGTGTGTATAAGACCAATGGATGTTGTTGTGGATAGTGGAGTCTTTGAATATGGACAGAAGTTTGGTGAGAATGCTATAATAGGAGCAATTGAACCAAAGAAAGTTCTTGAAGCAATAACATCACATTTGGATATTCCATTTGATAATGTGTACTACAATGACAGTATTGGGTCAAATATAAAACAAATGTTATGAAGCAAAAGGTGTATAATATCCTTATGCTCTTTTTAATTGGTGGTTTGTATGGTTTATACTATATAGACTACCAAGAGGAGCACAGGGAACCTGAAAAGGTAGATGTATTGAGATTAGAGCAACCAGAGTTCTTACTTTCAGAGAAGCCTGATGATGATTTGATGGCAGTTCTTGAGTATTATAATGTGAAACACAAGAATATTGTGTATGCACAGGCTATACTTGAGACAGGTCATTTCAGGTCTAAGGTATGCAGGGAATATAATAACCTGTTTGGACTATATAATAGTAGGTCAAAAGACTACTATAAGTTCAATCACTGGAGTGAGAGTGTAGTTGCTTATCTTAATTACATACAGTATAGATACAAACCCCCGGATGATTATTATAAATTCTTGGAGGAAATAGGCTATGCGGAAGACCCGCAATATATAACAAAACTAAAGAATATTGTCAAGAGATATGGATAGAAAACAGGCTCAGGAAGAGATAATGAATATAAAGAGTAATGCTATACTCTGTGAGTTACCTACTTCCTTTGGTAAGTCAAAGATAGGAATTGATTTAGCTTTAAGGGATACACCTGAAAGTATCCTTATAGTAGTACCCAGATTAGTGCTTATAAACAACTGGAAAGAGGAGTTTATCAAGTGGGGATTTGAGAACTTGCTTGAGATATTGCAATTCAGTACTTATGTTGGATTGAATAAGCATGTAGAATCAGAATGGGATTGTGTTATATTTGATGAAGTACAGCACATGTCAGAAAGATGCAGGGAATTTGTATCTACTATGAATATATCTCACTCTATCATGCTTTCAGCAACAGTTACCAGAGATATGAAGTGGGAACTTGGTCAGTTGTTTCCTGATTTTCAGTGTTATACAGTGAAGATGAAGGAGGCTATAGACAATGAAATCCTTCCTGACCCAAGAGTATTTCTTATACCTCTTGACCTTGATAATACACATGCTGTACATACAATGATAGAGCATGCTAAGGCAAGAATCATTAGAGAATGTCTGTATAAAGACAGATGGTCATATCTTAGGGATAAATCAGTTCAGGTGCATATTAAATGCACTGCATATCAGTATGTCCAAGAGTTGGGGAATAAAATAGAGTTCTGGAAAAGGCAGTATATGAGAACAAGAAATGAAGGAGTAAAGACAAAGTGGTTATTCCTTGCAGGTCAAAGGCTCAAATTCCTTTCACAATTAAAGAACCCTATTATCTTATCTCTTCTGGAGAAGCTGAGTTCTGAGAGGGTGCTTACATTCTGTAGCTCCATTGAGCAGACAGAAGTATTAGGGGAAAACTGTATCAACAGTAAAAACAAGGAATCCTCTATAATACTTGATATGTTCAATCACAAGAAGATTGACCACATTACAGCTTGTAATATGCTTAATGAAGGTATGAATCTTGTAGATTGTAGGGTTGGTTTATATGCCAATCTTAACAGCAGTGATATTATCATAAAACAAAGGCTGGGTAGAATACTCAGGCATAAGGACCCAATCATCATTATCCCGTACTTTAGTGGTACAAGGGAAGAAGAGTTGGTTGAGAAAATGCTTGAGGACTATAATCCAGAGTTAGTTGTGAAAACAAATTTAAGTGAAATAAAAGTATGAGAAACAGAGTTAAAATTACTAAAGCAAACTATGTTGTCAATCCTGAAAAGAAGGTAGTAGTTTGTGTTCTGGAGTGTGATATGCAGTTGCAGAAACATCCTGCATATGATGATATTCATCCTAATATGTGGGCTAACCTTCCACTTGTATCTAACAATGGCACTTTCAAAGTAAGAGCTATTGCAAGATGCAATGAAGAAGACAGCTTTGATGAAGAAGCAGGCAAGAGGATTGCAGAATCCAGAGCTAAAGGTAAAGCATTTGCTACTGCTGCAAAGGTTTACAAGGAAATTGAGAAATGTTTCTTGAACTGTGCTGCACTTGTGAATGAATCTGTAGAGGCTTGTGAACAGACTGTGAAGGTTGAGGAAGCTCATGTTGAATTGCTGATTGGATAGTAGCATGACAATCTCATTGAATGACAAGGTTATTAAGAAGAGTGGGCTTTCTCTTGGAGAGGTCCTACTTATGATAGCTATTCAAAACAATGTAGATTTTCATGTTGCTGAAAGTGAATTGAAGAAAAAAGGATTTATCAGTACATCTTATAATCAATTATTTCAACCAGAGGGGTTATTTGTAACCTCTAAGGGGAATAATATGGTTAATAACATCATCCTTGATTCTGATAAGTCTATGGGGACTGATGATTTCAATCAAAGAATTGAAGCATTAGTACCTCAACTTCAATCCATTTATCCAGAAGGAAAGAATTTCAATAACCAGTATTGGAGAGGAAATAAAACTGACATTAAAAGGAAGTTACAGACTTTCTTTAAGAAATATGGGAATGATTATACTGATGAACAAATCATCAATGCAACTCAAGCCTATGTTTCTGGCTTCAATGGAGAGTATAAGTTCATGAGATTACTTCAATATTTCATTTGGAAAGAAGAGGTAAAGGATGGTACTAAAGTGCCTATTTCAGAACTGGCTAATTACATTGAGAATGCTGGTCAGGAGAATGACCTCACCAATGATTGGACAAGTACATTGGTTTAAGCTATGGAAGGGAAGGATTCATTTGACAGGGCACTGGAGAAGTTAATACTCCGAAGACAAAGGATATTGGATGGCAAGATAAATTGTATTCCATTGTCTTTCCCAAGATTAAGAGTGTGGCTCCCCGGAATAGAGAAAAGAAGGTATAATATTATTACTGCAAATCAAAAGGTTGGTAAATCAAAACTTGCTGACTATATGCTTGTTTATGAACCCTTCTTCTATGCAATTGAGCACCCTGACCAACTAAGGTTGAAGATACTCTATTTTACCCTTGAAATGGGTAAAGAAGAGAAGTTCTATGAATTCTTATGTCACCTATTATTTAGGCTTGACAGAGTAAGAATAAGTCCAACTGACTTGAAGAGTACTTCTGCTGATAGACCAGTTCCTCAGGAGATTTTAGATTTACTTGCATCTGAGAGATACCAAGTGTATATCCAGAAGTTTAAGGAAACTATAATCTATATTGATTCAGAGAGGAATCCTACTGGCATTAACAAGTATTGTAGGAATTTTGCTTTGAGTAGAGGGAAGTTCCACTTCAAGAAGGTTATCATGAAGGATGAAGCTGGACTTGAAGAGGAGAGGGATGTAATGGACTATTATGAACCAGATGATAAGGATGAATATGTAGAAATTATCTTAGACAACTATTCAAATCTTATGCAGGAGAGTGGTATGAACAAAATGCAAACTATTGAGAAGATGAGTAAATATTTCATTACTCAAAGAGACCAGTTTGATTTTAATATTACTGCAATCCAGCATCAAGCTCAGGCCCAGGAAGGAATTGAGAATCAGAAGTTGAATAAGATGATGCCTTCATCAGATGGTCTTGCAGATTGTAAGACTACCACAAGGGATGCAAATCTTGTGCTTGGTTTATATAGTCCATTTAAGTATGGTCTAAGGGAATATGAAGGTTATGATGTGACCAAATTCAAAAACAACATCAGGTTTATGCAAGTTATTGAGGATAGGGATAATGGGGCAGGAGGTCAAATATGTCCACTGTTCTTTGATGGAGCTGTAAGTACATTTACTGAACTTCCCTTGCCTAATAATAAGCCTGAACTTGAAAGATGTCTTGAGTATATTGAGACAGTTGTAAGAAGGAGGACCAACTATACTTTCATGAATGTCTCTATAAGAAAAGCCAGAGTAAGAAAGTGGAAGATGAATTTGCATAGGTTAGTTAAATTGATTACCTTTGCAGACTAAATTGTAAATAAGAAAGAATGAAAGCATTGATTTTAGCAAAGTCAGGCTTTGGTAAATCTACCTCTATTGGAGAGATACCTGAGCTTGGATTGAAAGGGTTAGACCCTAAAGTGACTTATTTGATAAGTTGTGTGAATAAGCCTTTGCCTTTTAGAGGTGGTGGAAGTAAGTTCAAGGTAACTACTTTCAAGGAAATTACCAATGGTAACAGGATTATCACCAATGATGCAAAGGAAGTTGCTCAAATTATTGAGACCTTGGCTAATCCTAAGTCACCTTACACTAATATAGTTCTTGATGATATGAATTACATCAGTCAGGATTTCTATATGAAGAATGCAATGAAAGGTGGTTGGGACACTCCCAAACAGATTGGTTATGGTATGGGTCTTATCTTTGATGCAATCAACTTGGTTCCAGAAAACAAGAACATGATTTGTCTTGCTCATTATGAAGAGTATAAAGACAAGAATGGTGATAGTATCTCTTATAAATACAAGAGTACTGGAAACATGGTTGATTCCTATATTACTCCTGAGGGTAAGTTTGAAGTAGTTCTCTATGGTAAATCTTCTTTTGATTCAAAGGAGAAGAAGTCTATCAGAGAATTTGTTACCAATGATGATGGGGTATATCCTGCAAAGTCTCCTGTTGGCATGTTTCCTCTATATATTCCCAATGATTTGGGTCTTGTAGTTGAAAAAGCACAGGAATACTATGGATAGGAATGAAGTAGTCAGGATTAGTAGGCCTGTAGCCTTTGGTGGACTGACTGAAACAGAAGTAAGTATTCTATTGATGCAATACTGTTTGGAACATAATAAGCCTTATTATGAACCTGCAGTGTCTGTTACTCTTCTATTAAAATCCGGGAATATAATGCCCTTCTTTATGGAAGCATTGGAATATTATGAAAAGGAATACACCATAAATAAACTGCAAAGTAAGCCCAATGAAATAGGGCAAAGACAAATAATTTTTATAAATTGAACATTATGAAAGAGTTAAGTAGATTTGAGTTGGCTATTGTTAAAAGAACAGCCCAGAACACCAAGAGTTTGAGAACTAAAAGAGACAAACTGGTAGAGAAGATTGAAAAAGCACAGGAAGAATTGACTACAATCAATGAAGCCATTGAAGGCTTTGAAGCTCCTATCAAGACTATGACTGGTGGTTTCACTTCTGAGGAAGTTCTTGCTGGTATCATGGCAGTAGCAGAAGCAACAGAAGCAGCTCCAGAAGGAGAAGTTTCAGAAGAAGCTGTAGGTGAGGTAGAAGTTCCTGCATCTGAGGCAGTTGCATTGGCAGAGGAAGTTGCAGCAGAAGCTCCTGTAGAAACATCTGCAAATCCTTTTGGAGAGGGCAGTGATAATATGCCTTTCAAAGATTAATCACACAAAATCAGTAATTTAAGATGAAGAATTTAAACAAAAGTTTCATGGCTGTGAAGGTAGGTAAAGAATCAGTTGAAGGTTCTTTCAAGATGTACAAAGGTATGGCTGCATTCAATATTGTAGCTGTAAATCCTACTAAAGCAGAGTTGGAGGCTCTTACAGGCAGAGAGCTTGAGAATGAGCCTGAGTATGCTGGTAAAACTGATGAAGGTAAGGAACAGGTGAGAGTAGTATTCTATGGCAAGACTGCTCCTGATGCCAAACTGAACAATGGTATTGAAATGCTTATTCCTATCAGCTTTATGCTGACTAAGGATTACAGGGTAGGTCAGACCAGTGGTAAATATCAGATTATTGATAAGTTTGGTAGAACTGCTTGGGCTACAAAGGAGGAAGTACAATCCAAAGCTATTCCTCAATACACTTCTGGACCAGCCAATATCAGTGCTGACTACAGACTTGCATGGCAAGGTGAGGAATTCTTGATTGATTTCCTTATTCAGTGGTTGAATATTCCGGGTCCTGCTGTATATAAGGACAAGGTTTGGGTGATGAAAGAGAACACTGATGACAGTGAAGTTTCTCTTGATATGGCAGCTCTATTCAAGGGTGATGTAAAAGAGCTTAAAGAGCTTGTTACTCTTGCTGCTGCTTATACAGTTAAAGGTGCTGTAGGTATCAGAACTGTGGATAATGAAAATGGTACAAGACAGTATCAGGCTGTATTCACAAGGAAGTTTGCAAAGAATGCTGTAACAGATTATAGCAAGATTGATGCTGCAATCACAGAGTTCCAGAATGCAGGTGGTGCTCCGGGCACTGAGTTCTCAACTCAACCTTTGCATGAAAATATAGTAGAAGCTACAACTTTCACACCTGCTGCTGAAAATGACCCATTGGGAGCAGCTACAGCTCCTGCATCAACTCCTTGGGGTTAAAATAAAAGTACTACTATGGAACAGTGGAAAGATATTATAGGATATGAAGGAATTTACCAAGTATCAAACTTTGGTAATATAAGGAATACAGGTAAAGAGTTAAAGAAGACTTACACAGTTACACTTTATAAAGAAAGTGTAAAGAGAACTTTTAAAGTTCATAGACTGGTGGCTCAAGCATTTATAGAGAATTACTCACATGAATTACAAGTAAATCATAAAGATGAAGATAAGACTAATAATATGTTAAAAAATCTTGAACTCTGTGATAATAAATACAATTGTACTTATGGAAGTAGAACTACTAAACTTGCAAAACCTATTATACAGGAAACTCTTGAAGGTGAATTTGTTAAAGAATGGAAATCTTCTTGGGAAATTCAAAGAGTTCCTGGCTTTCACAGACCTGTAATATCTTCCTGTTGCAAAGGGTATAAAAGAGACGGTCATAGTAACATAACCTATCCTGTGCATCAAGCCTATGGATACAAATGGCATTATAAATATGGTTAGTATTGGTAAACCTGATATCAGATCAGAAGAGATTTTATCAAAGGTATCAGAATTAGACATTCTGAACCATTATTTTGGGGTAAGTAATGTTCCCTGTATTATATCAAGTCCATTAAGACCTGATAACCATCCATCCTTTGGTTTTTATAGCATAGATGGTCAGAAGATACATTGGACAGACTTGGCTACAAAAGATAAGGGAGGAACATTTGATCTATTAGGTAAGTATTGGGGGGAGAGTTACAATGATGTGCTTGCACATGTTTGGGAGGACTTATCCAGGATTACTAGGACTAATGGCTATAGTGCCTTAGGTAAACCTAAGATTGTCACTACTAAGGAATACAGTTCCAACCTTGATTTACAATGTAAAACAAGGGAATGGAGAAAGTATGACCTTGAGTATTGGGCTTCATTTGGTATCACTTTAGAATGGTTGAAGTATGCTGACATTTATCCTATATCCTATAAAATAATCATAAAAGGAGAGTCCAGAATGGTCTTTCCAGCAGATAAATATGCTTATGCTTATGTAGAATATAAGGAAGGGAAAGTCACTTTAAAGATATATCAACCATTCAATCAAAAGGGATATAAGTGGTCCAACAGACATGACAGGTCAGTAATCAGCTTATGGACTAAAGTACCTGAATTTGGGGATAGGATATGTATATGTTCCTCAATGAAGGATGCTTTATGTCTATGGGCAAACACTGGAATACCAGCTATAGCCATACAAGGAGAGGGTTATGGCATCAGTGATACTGCTGTTAATGAACTCAAAAGAAGATACAAGGAAGTATTTGTCTTATTGGATAATGATAAAGCTGGTCTCATAGATGGAGAGAAACTATCAGCATCTACTGGGTTTACTAACATAGTATTGCCACAATTTGAAGGAGGAAAAGATGTCTCTGACCTCTATAAAACAACAGGAGACAAAGAACAATTCAGAGAAATAATTTTAAGCCTATTTAATAGGTAATGTTTTATCACTAAAAAAAAAAATCATGGAATTTAGAAAAGTAACCATCATCAACAACAAAACTCAGTCTCAAAAAGTTATTCAGGCATCTTCTGCAACTACACTGGGTGAGTTGAAAAGAGAAATGAGAAAAGCAGGTATTGAATTTGAAGGAATGACATTCTTTGAGGGTCATTTGAGAGCAGAATTGAAAGATGATGCTTCTATCCTTCCTACCAATATTCCTTACAAAGGACAGGTAGTAAATGATTTGACATTCCTGCTGACTGCACCTGAAAAGAAAATCAAGTCTGGTGCAATGTCAAGGGCAGAAGCCTATAATGCAATCAAAGCAAGAGGCTTGCAGGATGAATGTGTAAAAAGATTCGGAAAGAACTTCACTATGTGTAAAACTCAGAACTTGATTGACCTGTTGAGTGAAGGTGGTGCTCCTGCAAAAGAGGAGAAGAAAGAGGTTGTGAAAGAAAAACCTGTAAAGAAAGAAGTAGCAAAAGAACCTGTAAAGGAAGAGAAAGTAGTGGGAGCTGCTGCTTCCTCTGAGGGTAATGTTGCTGGTGCTCTTGAAATCTTGCTTGAAGACCTTTATGGTTCTGATGTAATTGAAGAGGGAACCTATGACAGGGCTATGGCTGTATTGAAAGGTACAACCTATTCTGCACCTGAAAAGATGTCAAAGGCAGAAATCAACAAGATGTTTGACTTTGTTCATTAGGTAGAAACCAGTGAGGGAGGAGGCTGAATAAGCCTTCCCCCTCATTTTTTTTTATCATGCAATGACCGAAGAAATAAAGAAACAAGTCCATGAACTACATAACAGTATCATGGAAAGACCAAATCAAATCTTACAGTTCTTTCAAGACTTCTTTGGTGAAGGGAGAGTAGAAATGCAAGGTTTTCTGACTGAGGATGAATTATATACATACCTTAGTGTAAATCCCTTGGGAACATTCATAGAATGGGGAAATATAACAGATTCTTCTGCTTATCTGAATATGAATAGAGAAGACCGAGAGGTAATAAATCTCTTTTGGACAGCAGAAGGTACTAATAATGAAACTGTTACAAGTGATTCTGCATTAGCTAAATACTTCTTGCCAGTAATAAAGGAGAAGATTGCCAATACTATGTTCAACAATCTGTTTATTCTTATCTATTTTCCTACAGTAAGGATTACAAATGAATATGATAAGTATGTGGATATTAAGGATTTGTGGCTTAAAGTTCCTTTTAATTGGAAGGGAAAAGGTAAAGGATATTTTGGAGTGAACAGGTCTAATTATCCTCTTAACCATTTCAAGGGTGGATATATGCACAGTCATGTATCTTCTATTCCAACAAGTAACTTTGAAAACTTTCAAACACCTTGTACTGGTAGAGGACCTATCAACTCTTCTCTTTCCACATTGGCTATAGGATATGATGAAGCCATTTGGCAGTTATTATGTCTGGAGCTTGACAGGTATGTAAGAGTAGAATCCATTGATGGAGTTCCACACCACAGGCTTGAGAATATTCCTGCACCAGAGATGGGAGATGCTAAGGATAGATTTTCTATGCAATCTCTTGGAGGTAGGGTTCCTTGGAACACTCTCTTTGGAAGAGAACAATTCAGACCATTCATTAAACACCTTCTGGAGACTAAGAAGATTAGGTTCAACTATGCCAATGGAAGTTATGGGTTAGGAATGTCTTTCATTGATACAGTAGTTCTTGTCAGCAATGAATTTATCAGTTGGTATAATACTGAGTATAACAAACATACTATTGATATTAGCTATGCTGACCTTGTTAGCAATGGAATTATCAATGAATGTATTATAACCAATGGCAAAGTCTATGTGCCAAAGCCAGTCAGAAGAGATGGTAGTGGTGACTATCAGAGATATGTAGGAAGGAAAATCTGTACATTCAAAGGTAGGGATATTACCTTGACTATTGATGGAGTATTGTCCTCAGAGGAGGAATCTCTCAATAGAACAAGGATACTGAATTTACAATATATTGAAGCTATTGTGTGTAGCATATTGAGAATATTAAACTATGGATATGGAAGAGAAGAAAGAAGTGAAACCAGTACTGGAGTTAGTCCACAGACAAGATATATTTAAGATTGTCATTCCAGCAGAGGTTGAGAAAAAGATAAGATTTTTATGCAAGAACATCTGGGATGTAGAATGGTCAGGTGTATTGTTTTATAAAGTTGAGGGAGCTTTTGAAGATAAATCCCTAACTATAAGATGTGTAGATTTGTTCCAAATGGACATTGGTACAAGTGCATACACTGAGTTCAATGTGTCTCCTGATATGGCTACATACATGGTTGACCATCCTGAGTTATTGGAAGAGGGTATATATCAAGGATTAATCCACAGCCATAACAATATGGCTACTTTCTTTAGTGGTACTGATACTGCCACTTTGAGTGCAGAGGGTAATGATATGGCTCACTTTGTATCATTGATTGTAAATAATGCAGGTAAATATACTGCCGGTATTACAAGGAAGTACAAATGTGTCCAGACTGTATCTGAGAAATATACTTATCCTACCTGGAATGGTGAAGTGAGAGAGGGAGTAGAGACTTTTGACATTGAAGAAGAGAGACTTGAATGGTTCAATTTGAATATAGTATTTGAGAATGCAGCTGATGACTTTGAGACTGAAATGATGGAAAGAATCAAGGAAATCAAAGAGGCTAAGAAAAAGGTTGTAACTCCTATGTATGGTGGTGGGAACTATCCCCAATATGGTTATAATTCCTATAAGAAAGATAAACAGGACAAGCAATTACCTGCTAAACAAGATGAGCTGCCTTTTGACCAACCTGAGGAAGAGAATGTTGAAATTCCTTATGGTACTATAACAATTGACCCTGATATAGTTCAGTCTATTGTAAGACAACTTGTTACATCAAGTATTATCATTTCAAATGAAAGTGCAGTTGATGTCAAGAAGTGGGCTAACTCTATGGAGAGTCTTTACAGAAGGAGATTTGGAAGTGTGAAAGAGTTTGAATATTTTGCATCAAACTATGTAGATTACCTTATTAATTATACCTATGACAGTGATGTTATGGCTGTCATTAATGATGATGATTCTGTCATGGCTGCATTATTGGCTTATGATGTAAGGGAAGAACTCAAGAAACTGCCAAAGAATCCTTGGTTGAGTGTTTATATCAAATTAATGGATGATTATATTTATTAATTATGGAAGATGAAGTATTAGAAAGTGCTATCAGTCAAATGACTACAGATACAGAAACAAGTGATTTAGGTGCATCCAATGTGCCTGCTGCTGCTACAATAATGGAAGAAATCACTGACCACAGTGCTCCAGAAGAGACTTTGGTATATAGCTCTGCAAGTGATATAGAGTTAGCAGTAGCTCTATTAAATGGTGGTGAGTGGGAAATAATCCATGAAGAGCAACATGTAAGTGGTGCTTATTTAGTAACCATTGGTGCTGTAGAACCAGAAGTTCCTATGGCTACTATTACACTTATAGCAACATTGGAAGTATCAAATATGTTACATGATGCTCAGAATACTGAGGATGCTCCATTAGAAATTGATGAACAAGGAGAGGCATTACTTGAAGCTGCATTAGCTGCTGAGGAAGCAGTGATTCCACCTAATTCAGGTAGTTTGCTTGTAGATGAAGCTACAAGTAGATTCAGTGGAGCTATCTGGTATAGTGCCATTCAATCCAAGACTATTACATTAGCTGGTGTAGGTGGTATAGGAAGTTATGTTGGCTTCTTACTTGCAAGACTAAGACCTGCTGGATTATATTTATATGACCCGGATATAGTTGAACAGGCTAATATGTCTGGTCAATTATATGGTAGTAGTGATTTGGGACAACCAAAAGTCAGCTCTCTTCATAGGATGATACAGATATATGCAAACTATTATAATAGTGTAGCATATCAAGAAAGGTTTACTGCTGAAAGTGAAGCTACAGATATTATGATTTGTGGTTTTGATAACATGGAAGCAAGGAGGTTGTTCTTTGATAAATGGGTTGAACATGCAGGTAATAAACCTGAGGAAGAGAGGTCAAAATGTTTATTCATTGATGGTAGATTGGCAGCAGAAGAATTTCAAGTCTTTGCTATTCAAGGCAATGATGAAAGGGCTATAGTTGAATATAGTAGGAAATGGTTGTTCAGTGATGCAGCAGCAGATGAAACCATCTGTAGTTACAAACAGACAACATTCATGGCAAATATGATTGCATCTGTTATGGTCAATCTGTTTGTAAACTTCGTAGCTAATGAATGTAATCCTATCATAGATAGAGATGTGCCTTTTATGACTCAATATTCTGCTGATACAATGTACTTTAAAGTAGAAATGTAATGGCAATAAGTGTACAATTAAACAGACAACTTCATGATATATTCCTGAATAGTGGTAATCTTCAAGAACCTGACTATATTAAGCCACATCTTGCATTTGAAAACAATAATGTATTCAATCTGCATTTGAAAGTAGATATTAGTGGACCAGAGATTGATATTCCATTGATGTGCAAGACACAAGTTGAGAATGCACTGTCTAATAACCATACCAGTGGCTTCAATATAATGGAGGTAGCTGTCGCATTATTTAACAATAACTATCCTGTAGAGAGGAGAACTGCAAATGCAATCTTCAAGTCATTCCAGATGAGTGATACAAGAGACAGGCTTGTTAAGATTACAACCAATAATGGTGAGGTGTATTATGGTGGTAATGGTTATATTCTTGATAAAGACTATAACTTATTGATACTGTACACACTTCATGGGGTTATGGGTGACAGACTTTTACATTATAAGACTGGTAGAATCTATGTGAATCCAAAGGTCTTTGTAAGTAATGGTCTGGTTGAGAAAGGTATCATTAAGACAGTTATTCCTGCATTTGTGCAGGAGGGTATTGTGGTAGGTGGTAACAGGGCAGGTATTACTATTCAAGAGATTAATAATCCTATAAGGAATGCAAATGGTTTTGTTGTTGAATTAACTAAACCAATACCTGAGATAGTAGTAGCTGATGTGACTGATAGGTTTATAATAAAACCTAAAAAACCAACTCCTTCTACCTTCAACAATGAGGCTATGAATGATTACCTTCTGGAGCACCTTGAGGAAGTTGTGAAGATGACTAATATAGTATGACATTTGAGGAATATTTTGGTGGATGGGTAAGGGTTATAGATACAAAGGAATTAAATAAGGTAGTAGGACAGGTAAGTTTAATCAAAAGAGACTTACTTTGTCCTGCATATCCTGACATATTTAAGGCTTTTAATCTATGCCCTTGCAATAATCTCAAAGTTGTGATGATAGGACAAGACCCATACCCTCAGAAGGGTGTGGCTACTGGTGTCCTGTTTGGAAATAAGGGGGAAACCAAGTTGTCTCCTTCACTTGAAATAGTTGAAGAGGCTTGCATTGATCTTGAAATTCCACATAATAGTATTATCTTTGACCCCACTTTAGAGAGCTGGGCTAAACAAGGAGTACTTATGATTAATTCTGCACTGACTTGTGAAGTCAATAAGGTAGGTAGCCACACAATGATGTGGAGACCTTTCATGACTAAGTTATTGAAGAATCTATCAGAGTGGGATACAGGTATTATTTATGTTCTGTTTGGTGAACAGGCTAAGACACTTAAGCCTTATATCAATAAGAATACCAATATAATACTGGAAGAGAAGCATCCTGCATACTATGCAAGACAAGAAGAGAGGATGCCATCTACTGTATTTCAAGAAGTGAGCAAACTAACTAAAGAGAAATATGGAGAGCCAATTGTATGGTTCTCAGAGTATTAATTACAAAAAAAAAGGTATGAAGAAACTTATTTTTGTGGGAACTGGTAAAGAAGTAAAGATTGGTGATAAACTTTCATTTGGAAGATATATTAATGACAGTTTTATACCTTTCTATACTGTAATTATCAGTGAAAAGAGTATTCCTTTTCTTATTGAGGAAGGTGTAGTCAAAGAGGTTGAAACCAATGAAGCTAAAGAAGAAGGAACCCATGTGGACCCCTACTTCTATATAGAACACCTTGCAAAGAGGATTCATTGGAACAAAGACAATTTGCAGAAGTATCTTGCAAACCTTTATACAATTTATCCTGCTGCTGTTCTTTCAATTATGTTGAGAGAAATAGCCATTGTTATGGATGAAAAGTATAAGAACCACATTGAGAATAGCAAGGAGATTTATGTAATCAGCACTCTCAGTGGTGAAATAACAAAGGTCAAGAACTTGGATAGAATCAAGAACTTCAAGAATTTTGCTGCATTCAGGACATTGGATGATGCTCTTGCAGCTAAACATATCTTGAAAGACCCTATGAAACAAATGTTTAAAAGAGGTGGAAAACAGAAGGATTAGAAATGCTACTCCAGAAGAGTATGGTGATATGAAGTTTAAATCCAAGATTGAGGCAATGGTCTATAGGACCTTGCTTCAACATGGGTTTGAGCCTGAATATGAAACTCATACTTACACAATCTGGGAAGGATTTAGACCTACCGTACCTTTTTACACCCGTAATAAAGCTAAGGCTACAATACTAAACCTTAAGAAGCTAATTAATATTACTTATACCCCAGATTTCTACATGGAGTATCAAGGATTAAAGATAATAATTGAAGTCAAAGGTCAGGTCAATGATGTGTTCCCCTACAAATTCAAGATGTTTAGGAAACATATAGAAGATTTGCCAGATAGAGAAAATTATCTTATCTTTGAGGTCTTTACTAAGAAACAACTCTTAGAATTTATTCAAATTATTAAAGATGAAGCCAATAGAAAGAATGAGGAAATTGCTCAGCAGTTTGCCGAAGAGTGATATAACTTTAGGTGAACAGTTTATTCAGAGCAGAGACTTTGAGTCACTCAAGGACTTAGTGGATTCAGCAATCTACAAGGTTAGGAAGAACATTAAAAGTGAGAATCCTAGGCAAGAGTATCTTGATGTGGACTTGGCAGAGTTAAGTAATTTAAAAGCTGAGGTAGATGTGTATTTAACCCAGCTTGAAGTTCCCGGTAATGAATGGGAAGAAGACTTAGAGGATGATTATGATTATGGAGAAGAGTATTAAAGAACTATCTTGGAATGTAACAGAGGAAGAGTACAGGAAAGACCCTGCAATCAGCTACAGTACATTATCAAGATTTGAAAGGGAAGGTTGGAGAAAGATAGGTTCATTGTTTGATAAGATAGAGACACCTGCATTACAGTTTGGAAGTGCAGTTGATTGTATGCTTACTGATGGTGAACAGGCTTTCAATGACAGGTTTATTGTCTGTGAGTTTCCTAACTTATCAGATAATTTAATCACTATTACAAAGGTACTGTTCTCAAAGTATGGAGATGCTCACAGAAGAGTAGATACCATTGATGATGATATTATCAGTGAGGTAGCTGTTGCCAATGGCTACTATGCAGGGGATTCTTATAGGGCACTCAGAATCAAGAAAGTGAAGGAAAGCTGTAATGAATATTATAGTTTACTTGCACTTGCAGGAGAGAAGACTATCTTATCTCAAAGGGATTATAATGATGTAATGTCTTGTGTAAATGAGCTTACAAGTAACTCAGTTACAAAGGATTTCTTCTTTACTGACCCTTGGGATAGTAGTATTGAGAAGGTGTTTCAGCTCAAGTTTAAAGCTGAGTGGAATGGAATACCAGTCAGATGTATGTTTGATGAATTGATTGTTGACCATGTAAATAAAGTGATATATCCTATAGACTTAAAGACTACAGGGCATCCAGAGGAGGAATTTGATGGGTCATTTGCTACATGGAGATATGATATTCAAGCCAAGCTATATACATATATTCTTCAAAAGTGCATTAAGAGAGACCCTTATTTCAGTCAGTTCAAGATTCAACATTATCAATTTGTTGTAATCAACAGAAGGACAATAGCTCCTGTTATTTGGGAATTTCACGGGAACTTTGGTATAGTGGATTTAAAGGATGAAGAAGGTAAGATTTATAGGGATTGGAGAAAGATTCTCTCAGACCTTGATTATTATCTTAATAATCCTAATCTGAAATATAGTAAGGAAGTAATGGAAAATGATTGTATTATGCAAATAAAGAATTTAGTACCAGCATGACAGAGTTAGAATATTTTAAAGGTGATGAACTGGCAGCTTCTACTTGGAGAAATAAGTATGCAGCAGAGAAAGAACAGACTCCTGATGATACTCACAGAAGGCTTGCAAGAGAATTTGCAAGAGTAGAAGATAATTATAGATGGAAAGGTGTTATAGATAAAGTTTTTAGTGATTTATCAAATTATGGGTATCAAAGACCTAATCTTGATGAAGAAGCTATCTATCAGTTATTTAAGGACTTCAAGTATATTATACCCGGAGGTTCAGTGATGTCTGGTGCAGGTACTGGTCAATTGGTTTCATTGTCCAATTGCTTTGTAATAGGCAGTCCTAAGGACAGTTATGCAGAGATAATGAAGACAAGAAGCCAACAAGCTCAACTTATGAAAAGAAGAGGTGGAGTAGGATATGACTTATCTCAACTCAGACCAAGAGGAGCCAAGGTAAATAATGCAGCTAAGTCTTCAACAGGTGCAGCATCTTTCATGGATGTATGTTCTGATATTACCAATGAAGTTGCCCAGAATGGAAGAAGAGGTGCTCTTATGTTAAGTATGAGTATTAATCATCCTGATATTGAGGAATTTATTACCAAGAAACAGGACTTAACCAAGGTAACTGGAGCTAATATTTCAGTGAAAGTTACTGATGAATTCATGCAAGCTGTGATGGAAGATAAGGATTATATCCTTAGGTATCCAGTAGATTCTAATGTGTGTGTTGTAGTAGAAACCTATAATGAACTGGTTAAATATGAACAACAATACTTCAAGAAAGTAAAAGCAAGAGAGTTATGGAATACTCTTATGCACTGTGCTTGGAATACTGCTGAACCAGGGATTATGTTTGAAGGAGCAATGCACAACTATTCTCCTGATGGTGTATATCCTGACTTCAAGATGATTGGAACTAATCCTTGTGGAGAGATACCAATGGGTCCATTTGATAGCTGTAGATTAATTCATATTAATCTTAGCAGTTATATCATAGACCCATTTACAGATAAGGCTCACATTGATGAAGAGCTGCTCTATATGCACTCTTATGAAGCTATGAGATTAGCTGATGATTTGGTTGATTTGGAGATTGAAGCTGTTGATAGAATTATCAATACAGTTAAGAATGATACTGATGATACTGAGTTTAAGCTATGGAGTAGAATCAAAGAGACTGCAATTCAAGGAAGAAGAGCTGGTCTTGGATTTACTGGACTTGCTGATGCAATAGCTATGTTAGGATTAAAGTATGACTCTGATGAAGGTATTCAGAAAGTTGAACAACTGATGAAGATTATGTTCAAAGGTCAACTTGATAGTAATATTGATATGGCTGCTGAGAGAGGTAAATTCCCTGTTTGTAATACACCAGTTGAGTCTGAGAATGTAGGGTATGGGGGAGGTAATCTGTGGTATAAAAAATTAGCTAAGGATTTTCCATCTGAATGCACAAGAATGCTCAAATATGGTAGAAGAAATATCAGTTGGTCAACTGTAGCTCCTACTGGAACTGTAAGTATCATGGCTGGTACAAGCAGTGGTATAGAGCCTGTATTCATGCCTTTCTATCAAAGAAAGAGGAAATGTATGGATGCTAAGGATAGAGTGGATTATGTAGATAAGGTAGGTGAGAAATATACCTTGTTTACTGTAGTTCACCCTAACTTGAAGAGATGGGCTGTAACTACCTTGAATTACAGTGAAGAGGAAGTCAATGATTGGTCTGTTGGGGTATGGCATGAAGTATGGAAAGAAAGTCCTTATTATGGTTCTACTGCACCGGAGATTGATTGGAGACAGAGAGTTAAGCTGCAAGGAGTGGTTCAGAAATATATCACTCACAGTATCAGTAGTACAGTTAATCTGGCTAAGGAAACCACAGAAGAAGAGATTGCTGACATCTATATTGAATCTTGGAAACAAGGACTAAAAGGCATTACCATTTATAGGGATGGATGTAGGGAAGGTGTATTAACTAAGGTTGAGAAACCTACAACCATTACTGACAGACAGGCTCCTAAGAGACCAAAAGAACTTGAAGCTGATGCTTATTTGATTAAAGCAAAAGGTGAACAGTTTATTATCTTAGTTGGTATGTTGGATGGCAAGCCCTATGAAATCTTTGCATTCAGACCAAGGAATCCTATTAGTTTCAAGCCTCATAAGGGTATTATAACCAAGGTAAGTAAGATGCACTATAGCTTTACATCAGATATATTCCACATAGACAATCTGGAGTTGGCTAATGAGAATGTTGAAGAGAATGCAGCTACTTTATATTCTTCCATGTTATTGAGACATGGAGTGAATATTAAGTATATTGTCAAAACTGCAAAGAAGGTTAATGACAATATATCTTCATTCAGTTCAGCTATGTGTAGAGTGCTTAGTAAGTATATTCCCAATGAAGAAATCAAAGGGGAAGTATGTCCTGATTGTGGTGGAACTCTTGTAAGAGAAGGTGGTTGTATTCACTGTAAGGACTGTGGCTATAGTAAATGTTTGTAGTATGAAGATTGAAACTAAATATAGTATGGGAGATACTGCCTTTGTTATGAACAATAACAGGGCAGTTCCCATAAAAATCACTGGGGTGCATTATTCTATTGATATGTATCAGGGTGAACATACCTACTATTCAAGTGATATAGCATCTACTAATGGTCCAATTAGGTTTGAAGAAAAGTATGTGTTTAAAACCAAAGAAGATTTGTTGAAATCATTATGAAAATAAAAGTAAAAGAAATAACAAAAGGTTGTTTTCCTGTAAGAACAGGAGAGGATAAATCAGATTGTTTTGACTTATGTCTGGCAGAAGATGTAACCTTGAAGAAAGGTGAAGTCTATGTTGCAAAATTAGGTATTGCAACTGAACTTCCTAAGGGAATTGTAGCTAAAGTTTATAGTAGAAGTAGTGCTCCAAGTAAGTTAGGAGTAACTATTGCTAATGGTCTTGGATTCATTGATACCATTTATAATGGTGATACTGATGAATGGAGAGCACCATTATATGCTTTTAAGGCTGTAACAATTCCTAAAGGCACAAGAGTATGTCAGTTTGAGATTAAATTATCTCAATTTGCTACTGTATGGCAAAAGATAAAATGGCTGTTCTCTTCAAAACCACTTCTGGAGCCTGTGGATTTCCTTGGAAATGAAGGTAGAGGTGGTATTGGTAGCACAGGAAAGTAATCACTAAAAAAAAAACATGAAACATGGAGTTTGTATGGAAAATTGTAGCAATGATAGTGGTACTGGCTTGTGTAGCCATTATTGCAGGAGTTGCTAATCTAATAATGAACAGGAGGAAGATAGACCCTAAAGTAGGAAGAATTTCATTTAGAGAGTCTATGGATTTGGTTGAATTGCCAATTGTCACATTTATGAATAATGGCAAGAAACTGAACTTCCTGCTGGATACTGGAGCATCCTATTCTTCAATTAATGAAGCAGCTCTGGAAGGGTTATCTTATGAAGAGACTGGAGAGAGTGGCTTTGGTATGGGAATTGAGGGTAATATTAAAGAGGACAGAGGTTATGTCAGAATGAATGTTGATTATAGAAGTGCAAGCTATGAGGATGATTTCCAAGTAGTTGACTTAAGTCAGGCATTTGGTATGATTAAACAGGAGTATGGTATTAATCTGCATGGAATCTTGGGTAGCACTTTCTTTCAGAAGTATAGGTATGTACTGAATTTTGATGAATTAGTAGCATATTCAATGGTATGAAAGACTTAATAGAGTTAAAATCAAGATATGAAGAACATAACTATCTTAGGAAATTAGCTAAACCAGATGGTAGTGAATCAAGGACTTATATGTTAAAGACTTCTACATATACTATGAGGAGTGGAATGACAGATAAGAAGAAAAAGTTCATAGACCCGTCAGGAGGTCCAATGATAGTTGAGGGAGAATATCTTGAGGAAGCTGGGGCAGTAGTTAAATCTATAGACTATGTAATGGGTCAAGGTTATGCTATTACCTTTGAAGTCACACCAGAGGAAGAGAAAGAGTTGATTGATGCAATAGTGAATATATGATTTATGTAGTAACTCAACAGATACTACCTGAATCTGACAAGTATGAGATAATATCTCCACAAGCTGCATTACACATGCTTAAACCTCTTGGAAAGGTTGGCTTAGATACTGAAACCAAAGGATTTGACCCATATACAAAAGAACTCATAATGCTCCAGTTGGGGTGTTATGAGTTCCAAGTAGTAATTGACATAACCACTGTAAGTATAGAATTCTTTAGAGAGTTCTTAGAATCTGATAGGCTGTTTATTGGTTGGAATATTAAGTTTGACTTAAAGTTCTTACTACATCAGAGGATAGTTGTAAAAGATTGTTTTGATGGCTTCTTAGCAGAGAAACTTATGTGGTTAGGTTATCCCTCAGGTATTCACTCTATGGCTTTAAAAGCAGCAGGAGAGAGATATTTAGGAGTTGAATTAGACAAGACTGTTCGGGGTAAAGTAATGTGGGCTGGTCTTTCAGAAGATGTAATTGAGTATGGTGCAAATGATGTAAAGTATCTGGAGAAAATCATGGATGCACAAATGAAGGAACTTGAAAGAAGAAACCTTCAAACAGCCATAATCTATGAGAATAAGTCTGTTAATTGGGTAGCTTATACTGAATATTGTGGTGTTAGATTAGACATTGAGAGGTGGAGATACAAGATGACTCTTGATAATTTCACTGCAAAAGTGTTTGAAGATGCACTCAGTGATTGGGTAGTAGCTGCTGCAAAGGGTGAACCCTTTGCCTATCACTATTTACAAGTGGAAGGATGGTCAGACCCTAAAGAATTAGACAGAGCCAGAGAAAAGATGCAAGGTGAAAGATGTCCAGAGGCAGATATTAAAGGACCTACAAGAGGGTACTTTGAAGCATGGAAAGTACCTGTGGATACAAGGTTGAGTACTAAGTATATCAAAGAAGACCTTCAAGGTGACTTATGGAGTGGTTTTAATAATAAGCCTATTTGCTTGATTAACTGGGATAGTCCTAAACAGGTTATCCCATTATTCAAGCATCTTGGTTTTGATTTATTGGCCAAGGATAAAGAAACAGGTGAATTTAAGGATAGTGTTGGTGCAGAAGTTATAGAGCCTCAGCAAGACAAATCTACAATTGCCTATCTTTATTTACAATATAAGGCAGCTAAGAAAGTTACTTCTACCTATGGTCAGAATGTAATTGACCAGATAAACAGTGTGAGTGGTAGAGTACATACCAACTTTAATCAGCTTGGAACAGATACAGGAAGACTCAGTTCAGGTGGTAAGGATAAAAGTAACAAGATTGAATATCTTAACTTTCAGAACTTTCCAGCAGACCCAGAAACAAGAGCTTGTTTTGTAGCAAGTAAAGGGATGAAATGGATTTCTTGTGACTATAGTGGGCAAGAGTCAAGAATTATTGCAGATGTAACTGATGACCCTGCCATGATTGATTTGTTCAATAATGGCTGTGGTGATGTACATTCACTGGTTGCAAAGATGTCCTTTCCTGATATTATAGGAGATTGTCCTATTGAACAGATAAAGAAGAAGTTTCATGGTTTAAGGAATGATGTTAAATCTCAGGTAGAGTTTCCTATCAACTATGGTGGAGACTGGAACACTATCAAATCTCACTCAGGTAAAAGTGAGCAGGAATCAAAGAGAATATATAATAACTATATGAAGGGTTTTATTGGTATTAAGACCTATCAGGATAGACAGAGAAAGTTTGTCATGGATAATGGTTTTATCATACTGAATCCATTGACCCAACATAAAGCTCTTATATATGACTATGACCAGCTTATGGCTATGAAGAGTAGGTTTACATCAGAGTTTTGGTCTGAATATAAGCCATATAAAGGTAAGGAAAATAAACTACTTCCTAAGGCTGTGAAACAACAGATTTATAAGAGATTTGCTGATGGAGAAAGTCTCAAAGGGATGGCAGGTGTCTATACCTATACTACTAAGAAGGCAGGGAAAGAAGTCCCCAAAGAAGTCTATGTAAGTATAGCAGATGTCTATGTATTACCTGTGAAACATTACTTCAAAAGGAAATCTGCATCTGAGAAACAGGCAATTAACTATCCTTGTCAAGGTACTGGAGCACTGATGTTTAAGGTAGCTTCTGTATTTCTATGGCAGTATATTCTTGAGCATGACCTTGTATTCAAGGTTAAATTCTGTATTCCAGCACATGATGAATGGAATATAGAGGTTCCAGAAGAGATAGCAGATGAAATGACAGAAGTTTTAAAAGATTGTATGAAAAGGGCTGGAGCATTCTTTTGTAGGAAAGTTGAACTTCCTGCTGAGGGAGATGCAGCAGACCATTGGATTCATTGATATGGAAATTTGGCAAGTTTTTGTTTTGACAGTGGTAATGGTAGGAGTACTTTGTGGTGCTATCTACCTTGCCCACTTGATAAACTGCAAAGAAAAAGAGAGAATTTATGTCTATCCTAAGACTAAAAATCAATACTATGCTAAAGGTATAGTAAAGATGAAAGACACTGATAGTGGTGAATGGATAGATGCAGTTCTTTATATGAGCCTCAAGAATGGTCATTATTATGTCAGGGATAAGAGGCAATTCCTTGACAAGTTTGTAACTTTAAAAGATTGGGAAAAGAATGGAGGAAATGATAAAAGCAGCAGAAGAACCTAAGTTACCAGAATCAGCTAATCACTTTAAAGAGATAGCAAAAGGAATGATTTCTACTTATGTTAGAAAGAATCATGATTATGGTAATTCCTTTGATAAGTCTTTGGATAAGTTTGGTTTGGTGGCATCAGTAGTAAGGATTGGAGATAAGATGAATAGAATTGAGTCTCTGGTTCAAAAGAAGGCTATGGTACAAGATGAATCTATTAGAGACACATTGCTTGACATGGCTAATTATGCCATTATGACAGTAATGTGGATGGATAATCAGAATAAAACTTGTAAAGTATGGTTATAGCAGTGGATTTTGATGGAACTTGTGTTACACATGAGTTCCCATATGTAGGAAAGGAGATAGGAGCAGCAGAAGTCTTAAAAGAATTGACTGATAAAGGTCATAAGATTATACTGTTTACTATGAGGAGTCATCAATTAGATGGAGCAAAAGAAACTGAGGAGTTTGGTTATGGTAAGACTGAACCAGAGAAATTACCAAGTGATGGATTGCAAGATGCAATAGATTGGTTCAAGAAACATGATATTCCTTTATTTGGTGTAAATGAAAATCCAACTCAAAAAGATTGGACTTCATCACCTAAACCTTATGCTCATATCTATATTGATGATGCAGCTTTAGGAGTTCCATTGAAGCAAGATTCTCTTTCTGGGAGACCTTATGTAGATTGGGATATAGTTAAGTATCATCTTCATGCAAAGAATATATTATGACATTGAATGAAAAGATAGGTGTCATTCTAAGACAACACAAAGAAGGAGAGGAATTCTTCAATGCTCTTGACTTTATGATTAAAGGGGATAGAAGCATACTTGAAGATTTCCTTCACTTCTTTATGAATGATGCTGGAAGAACCTTAGAATTAACCAATACTGGGTTAATTGTTAGTGGAGGCTTTGGTAATGCCATTATGACAATGTATGGTGACAGATTGACTGAAACTTTTAAAGAAGTAATTGTCACTAATGGTGGTATCAGACTTGGTAATAAAGCAGCTATATTCAAAGATAAGTTGCTGTGCAAGGACTGGATATTCATTGATGATTCCTATTATTTAGGAAGAACAAGAGCTGGTATCTCAGTTGCTTTGAGGACTATCAGACCTGATGCTTCAATTTGTGAAACTTATGTTATCTATGATGGAAGTATGGGTAGAGCAGATAAAGTGAAAAGTATGTATAGATATGATAGATAGTATGGCAGGACAACAAGGAATTTATTGTGGACCTAAAGATATTATCCCTAACAGAGATAGGGTAAATGTGGGTTGTGCTCTTGATGGAGCTTTACAACTCTGGGTTATGGAGTATGAAGTTACTGGTGTAGGTAAAGGGTGTGCCATGTGTAAAGCCACTAATCCCCAAGAAGCAGAAATGCTCTTGAAGAGTAATGGTATATACAATGGTAGTTCATATCTGTATAAAGTAACAAGAATTGAGCAGATTATTGTACCACCTTGTAATGGTCTTATGGCTGAACAAGTGGTAACTTATAAAGATGTAGTGTCATGAATAAGAAACTTAGATTATTAGTAACAGCTAAATGTCCTAACAAATGTCCCATGTGTTGTAATAACTCATGGGATTTTTCATCTTTACCAGTAGTGGATAGATGGGACTATGAAGAGATAATGATAACTGGAGGAGAACCCTTAATTCATACTAATAAAGTAGCTGAATTAATAAGGTCTATTCGAGTTATCAGTGAAGTTTATACAGATATTCCAAAGGTATATGTGTACACTTCAATAGCTGCTTGGGATAGAGTAAGAACTATATTAGCTTATGCAGATGGTATAGTTTTGACTCCACACAGCCAGAGTGATATTGACAGATTTGTGGAACTGAATAATATGATGCAAGAGGTTAAAGAAACTAAATCTGATTTTATTAAGGGTAAATCACTTAGACTTAATCTCTTTGCTGATATGAAACTTCTCCTTCCTGAGCACATTGATTTGTCACTGTGGAATATCAAGGAAATAGAGTGGATAAAGGATTGTCCAGTACCACAAGGTGAAGATTTCAGAAGGATTAAGGAACTTTGGTGATGAAGCAATCTACACATAGAGAGTTTGTTAGGGTGGTAGTAGCCAATGGTTTCTATTATGACAGACATAATGGAGACCATGCTATCTACCTTAATGAAAAAGGCAGATATATTAGCATCCCATTAAAACTTGAAAGTGTTATTGCAAGAAGATTAATCAAAGAGAATAATTTAGAGATAGATATTAAGAAACTTAAAAAGGAGAAGAGAATGAGTAATGCACCATTAGGGGCTGATGAAGACCCCAGAGCACCTTGGAACCAACCTCTTGATGTAAAGCATAGAAGGTTTGTGAGTGTTACTTTGTCATATTATGATGAAGTGGAATTACCTCCTGATGCAGAGGAGGAACAGATTAAAGAAGCTCTTGAAGAGAAGGTGAGGAAACAGGACTTTCCTAAGAAAGTTGATTTTGATGAAATTGTAATATTAGATGAATAGTTATGAAATTAATTAAACCAAGTTTTGAGATTTGGGAGCAGGAAGCTGGTCTTAATGGAGTCTTTAGACAGATAGAGAGAGCAGGTAGAGTATGTTATAAATCAGAAGATAAGATAACAGAGACTTCTGCTAAGGAGTTTGTGGAGAGAATGATAAAATCAGGTCATGGTGCTATGTTAGAACATGGTACTGTATATTTGGTTATTCCTTATACAAGTAAAGAAATAATTAAGTATAAAAATAATCCTTACTCAAGAGTAGCAACTATGATAGGTACACATAATTGTGTAACTACTAATTACAGAGTACTTGTAGAGAATAACTGGCTGGATGATTTACAATATATCTGTGAACCTACAGAGTTCCATGAAAAGAGATATACTGTTAAGTTCATTTGTGATAGAGGTGTAAGCCATGAGTATGTAAGACATAGAGTGTTCTCTTTTGCTCAGGAAAGTACAAGGTATTGTAACTATTCTAAGGATAAGTTTGGAAATGAACTTACCTTTATAATTCCGCGTTGGTTGAGCCTTAGTAATGGTTCTTACACCTACGATTATCCTAATGGATTTACCAAGGATGGCAGTAAATGGGATTCTAAATTAGAACTTAATACCTTTCTTCTGTCTTTAGTTAGGAGTGAAGCTACGTACTTAGAGCTTATAGAACAAGGTTGGGCTCCCCAACAAGCAAGAGCAGTATTACCTAATTCACTTAAGACAGAACTGGTTATGACAGGTTTTGTAAGTGATTGGAAGAGATTCTTTAGACTCAGAAGTAGGATTGCTAAAACTGGGAAACCTCACCCACAGGCTCAAGAACTTGCAGACCCACTTATGGATGAGTTTGTCAAAAGAGGTATAATGGAAACACTTCTTTAGGTGTAAATACTTTATTAAAGTGTACCCATAACTCAAATATTTTTAGTATCTTTGCTGAAAATATTGAATTATGGGTAATTTTATAGTGTATACTCCAAGTGGTAAATGTTATGTAGGAATAACCAGCCAAGCTCCAGAATGCAGATGGGGCAATGATGGTTGTAAGTACTTGGAGATTCATAAGAATGGTAAACTCAAGCATCCTTATTTTGCTCAAGCTATATTAAAGTATGGTTGGGATAATATAAAGCATGAGTTGCTACATGAAAAGCTGTCTAAAGAAGAAGCTTGTAAACTGGAACAAAAGTACATAGCAGAGTATAAATCTCAAAGTCTATCTTATAATATTACTGATGGTGGAGAAGGTATTCTTATAGCAACTTACTTTGGGGTAAGAGAAGCATCAAGGTGTACTGGTATAAATGGCTCTCATATAGGAGATTGTTGTAACCATAAACCCAATAGAAAAACTGCTGGAGGGTTCAAATGGGAGTGGCAATAAAAGCAAGAGATGCAGGCAGTGCTCATCCTCAAGCAAGAGAACTGGCACATCCATTACACATGGAGTTTTTGAGAAGAAATCATTTGGTGGATTTATATGATGAAGCCAATCCTGATTAATAACTAAAAAAAAAAACAATGGCATTTGGAAGTAAGAAACAAGCAGTTATTGCGAAGCCTTCATTTAAGGAAAGGCTGACTGTAGCAAAATCAATGTTTAAGAAAGCACATGAAGATGCTTCAAAATTGAATGCAGAAATGCAGGCAGACATTGACAGTAAGAAACAAAAGGTAAAACTCCTTGAGGATGAAATAGGTTTCATCTCTGAAACTCAGAAAGAGACTCAGGGGTTTATGTCAAATCTTGAAAAGTTCATTTAATGAGAACAAATTTAATTAAGACAAAAGAGCTGCCTAAAGTAGTAGAGTCATCTACTACTGATGGTATGCTTGACATGGTGATTGCATTTGATACAACTGGCTCTATGTCAGCTTATATTAATGCAGTTAAGACCCATGTGAAGGAATTGATTCCCAAACTGTTCAGTTCTAATCCTGATTTAAGGATTGGTATAGTAGCATTTGGTGACTATTGTGATATGAGGAGCAAGGATAACTTTGGTAAGGCTTACCAAGTATTAGACCTTACTAATGATGAAAACAAAATCATCAAGTTTATTAATGAAGCTCAGGATACAAGTGGTGGGGATGGTGATGAATTCTATGAATTGGTCATTAAGAAAATCACGGAGGAAACTGCATGGAGAGAGGGTTCCACCAAGGCAGTATTATTAATTGCTGATGCAGCACCTCATGGAGTAGGTTACAGCTACAATGGTATTGTAAGTAATGCCCAGATTGATTGGAGAGAAGAGGCTAAGAAGGCAAGTGAATTAGGTATCAAATTTGATACCATGACTATTAACCCTATGTATGTTGAATGGTATAAAGAGCTTTCTGCCATGACAAATGGTGTAAGTGTCCCCTTCAAGAATAGTGGTAAAACTTCTCAAGTGATTGAAGCTGCTGCATTAAGTAGAGGTGGAACAAGGACAAAAGCCATGTATATGGCTACTATGGATTCTGTAAAAGATGATGTAGAGTTGAATGCAGTATATACTGCTTATTCAAAAGAAGTAACAGATTAAAATCAAGAACAATGAAAATCAATATTAAAGAAATAGCAGTAGGTGATGTATTCTCGGAAGAGTCACATTACATTGTTGAAGAGATTGGTAAAGATACAATCAAATTCAAGCATACAGAGAGTGGAAAGTTAGTGACATTAGGTTATGGTTATGTTCAAGACCTACTTAATACTTCTGACCAGTATGACAAAGAAGTAAAAGTGACTAAGGAAGATAAGAAAGATGGTACTCCGGGTATAAGGACAATCTTTGAAGGTATCAAATCTTCTGAGGTATTCACTGTTGTGTTCCAAAAGCAGGATAAAGCTAAGACCAAGAAGCAATATGAAGCTGAAAGGGAAGCACAAAGACAAGAGGCTGTAGCTTTGATTGACAAGGCTAAGAAAGCTAAGAAGTCAATGGCTGTAGCTTATAAAGAAGCTTTGGAACACATTCAAAATAACCCTATTAAGGATTATATTGAAGGTGAGGATAGAGTGCTAAGAGGCTACAAGATGCAGTTTGTATCAAGAGATGGAAAATATAAATGTCTTGATATGGATATTGAAAGAAATTCTAAAGAAGATGGGATTAGATTGGTAAATATAAATACAATTAAACAGCTTATCTTCAATGGTGTTAAGTATGTAGTTGAGTAACAGTTAGGGGAGCTAAGTCTCCCCTTTCTTATTTTTAAAGAGTTTGGTTTACCTCTCAAAAAGAAAACCCTTAATAACTTGCATATTAAGAAAACAACCTTTATATTTGCACATAAATTTAATTATAAATCTATAACAAGATGAGTAAAAGATGTATCACAACTAATTCTACAATAGAAGAATTGGCTGCTAAATTACAGGGTGAAACTATAGAATCAGTCAAGGGACTTGTTGAGCTGTGGCAAGACAGGAATAATAAGAACTGGGACACTTATCCTACTGCTTCTGAACTAAATAACTTTAGGGTAGAATTAAGGAAAGGTAAGGATGAAATGATAGAGGCTTTAGATAAAGCACTTTCACCTTCATTTGAAGCTCCAAGGATTTCCACTGTGGAAGAACAAGCTAAAGTAGATTTGGACTTTGACCCAAGAACAAGAAGAGACAGGGTTAGTCTGATTGCAAGATTCTTTAGCAATGAAATAGATACAGCACTGCAAGAACACAATGATACTCTTAATAAGAGAATTGCTGATGCTGAAAAAGAAGGTGATGTACTTGCTGTCAATGAACTGAAAGAAGAGTTGGGAACCCTTGATAGGTTCAAGATAATCAAGTTATATACACCTGCTGGCTTATTTAGTAGAGTAAGGGATTATTTCAATAACTATATACTTGATTCTGAGGAGAATAGGATACAATCAGAACTGAATATAATCAATAGTATGAAAGGTTCTGAAAGATATAGTGATGAACAGAAGTATGAAGCTGCAAAGAAGAAGGCATTATATAAAACCAATGCTTATCAGAAGGTAGTAGATAACTTCAAGCCCTTGGCTGAGGAAGCAAGTACTATACTAATAGCTACTGAGGGGATTAGGATTGACCCTAATTATATTGCCCCTAAAGATGCCAACCTTAATAATGATACCCCAGAGGGAGATAGTGCAGTAGATACACAAGCTGATGATTTTGCAAAGGATGAGGCTTTCAAGGATGGATGGATGACTAATTATAGGGAAGTAAGTTCTCATGAATCTCTAAGTCAGGAGGTTAGAAAGGTAATTAGAGAAATTCCCCAACTTGACTATAGAGGAAAGTATGATAAGGATGATTTAGGAAATCTTAGATTTCTTGATGCAGACTATGTTCATGCAACCCTTATAGACAAGCTCAGAGATATGATTACATCTGATGATATGTTACCACTTCTGGAGACTCTGGGTAATACCAAGCCTTGGACTAAGCAAATAGTCAAGAAACTACAGGCTGAGCCTAAACTATTCAGTCAGTTCTATCAGGATTTCAGAAAGGACTTTATGCCTTACTGGATTCAGAAGAAGAAACTACAGGCTGATGGTACTTTCAAGATGGAAACTATTGCTATCAATAAGCCTGAGGGTGTCTATTATCTGCTTGATGAATGGAGGGATAACTATGAGAATGGTAATCTTCTTGATGATGATAGTATCTATGATAAGAATGGAGACTTGAGTCTTGAGAATGCAGAGAATGGTCTTAAATGGACTGAGGCTCTCAACAACAGATTTACCAATCTTAGTACAGAGCAGAGGTTGGAACTTTTACAAGATGAAAAGATATGGAAGACATTGAATAAACTCCTTAATATGATTGGTATCAATGCTAATCAAGGTGTATTATTAGATGCCCTGACCAATATAAAGCACTATGAAGGTGGTACTGCAACAGACCCAGTCATGTTGCTTCTTCCTCAATTAAACATTATATTCAGTGGTGTAAAGAAAGGTGAAGTTAAATCTGAGACTCTTGAAGATGGAACTGAAAAGAGAGGAGATTTGATAAATACCTTTGGTTCTGCTTACAACAGCATAGCTATGATGCTTGCAGAAGTAACAGAAGATGCCATTGAAAGTAGTGTGAGGGAAAATGATAAGTCATACTATAGCCATGTTACTCCTAACTATCTTGGTAAGTTGATTAAACAGCTTAAGAATGTTATGGGTAATGAAGCAAGGTTCAAAGAGTTTGTTGAAAATGAATTTGGACAATATGAATGGTTCTATAAGGATGGTAGATGGAGAAATGACTGGATTGAGCAACTGGTAAATAATCCTGAAATGAGAAGAGGATTGAGCCATAAGGTTCTTCTTAACTCAGATAAGGTTGCATATCAGAACTGGGATGATTTGGATTATACCTTAGTGTTATTAACAGAATACTTTGGAGACCCTGATAACAGTAAATCTGATATTCAATGGGCTAATTATCATGTGCCAATTCTTTCAGATAGTCCTTCTGCTGAGTTCATTAGATTCAGAAAGTATGACAATCATAGCATCATTGGAGAAGATGGTGAGTATATGAAGTATGATGATATTATCCTTGATAGATTTGTTGATCTGGTTAATCAAGAGGCAGATAGAATAGCTCTTGTAAATCAAAGGGATGAAGAATATCAGAAGGGTAATCCCAATATTGCTCCTATTGCAAACTATGATATAATAAGGGATAAAGATGGCAATATCAAAAGTATTGGTGGTGCTGAATTTAAGTTCCTTACAGCTCTTAATGATGTAGGATATGACAATGGTGGGACTTTCCTTGACAGGTTCCAGAGAATTCAAAATGAAGGAACTGGTGCTGAGTTAAGAGAGTTCATCAGAGAGTCAGTAAGAGAAGCTCTTGACAATGAATTTGAAGAGACTTATAGGGAATGGGCTAAGGCTGGATTACTTGAAGAATTACCTAATGGTAAGTATAAGTATCTCGGAGTAATTGGTGTAAATACTGGTCAAAGTTCCTATAATAGGAATATAGCAACTTCTTTAAACAATGCTAAGAAGGCTCTTGAAGGAATGTGGACTACAGAAATGGATATTCTTTTAAGAGATTACAACAATAATAATCCAGTAGATGATAGAAGAGCAACTACTCTCTTTGAAAGTATTAAGGACTTGTTAAGGGAAAAGATGGTAAGAGGTGAGATTACTGCTAAGGAAATGGACAGTATCAACAGAAATTTGGTTATTGGAAATAATGCCAAAGCTAAGTTGAGAGAGTATTTCTGGAATAGTAAATTTGCTACATCACAAATCATTGAACTTACTACAACTGACCTTGCTTTCTATAAGAATATAGAGGACTTCCAAAAGAGATATAAGGAAGTTCATGCTCCTGCCCTCAGACTTAATACCAACTCCAAGTATGGTAGAAAGGAAGAGAGAACTATTTATCTAAAGGATGATGAGATTGTATCTTCTGCACTTGATGATATTGCAACTGTACTTGATGAAAGAGTCAAGAAAGGTGAGATGTCAAAGAGAGACAGGGATTTAATCCTAAATAAGTTCAGAGAGGTAAATGTGGCAGATGCTCAGGCTTATAGGTCATTAAGTTCTTACAGAGCTATACTTGATATGTCTGGTCAGTGGACAGATGATATGCAGAGAGCCTTTGATAACTTCCAAAGTGGTAAGTGGGATATGGCTGATTTCAATATTATCTGGCAGACTAAGAAACCTTATGTGTACACTCAGGTGAATAATATGAGTGGAGTACAAGGTCATACAGGCATTAAGACACCAGTTCAGCATAAGAACTCAGAGTTCCTTCTTATGGCTATGCACCATTTAGTTGCAGGTCCACTTGGTAAATCAGGTAAACTTGTAGCTATCAATGAATTCATGGAAGAGAATGGTATTGATGTAGTTCAATTTGAATCAACTACCAAGGTTGGAAAACAAGGTGTGATTAATTTGAATAATGTCAATACTAAGGAAGATGTCAAGGCTGTTCTTAAGAATGCCACTACCCAGGATGGAGTTGAGAATCCTAATGTGGTTCATAAAGTAAGCTATGAAGACTATGGTATTCAGACTGCAACTCCAGAACATGCTATTGATGCAGTTCAATTAGTTGGTACTCAGATTAGAAAGTTGATTACAGCAGATATTAGTCCTGATACCATAATTGATGTAAATGGCAAGAAAATGACTGAACAGGAATGGTTAGACTTATATAATGCCATTAACACTGAGAATATTATTCAGGCTTTTGCTGATGTAAATGAAATCTTCAAGGATGCCAAACAAGTTGAGAAGATTCTTCTTGAAGAATTGAGAGGTAATCAAAGATATGGAATTGATATGATTAGAGCTTGTACCCTTAATGAAAAGGGACAATTCAACATTCCATTATTTGACCCTGTGCAATCTCAGAGAGTCCAGACTTTACTCAATAGTATTATCAAGAGTAGGATTACAAAGCAGAAGATTAGAGGAGGAGCACTTATTCAAGTCTCTGATTATGGTCTTACTGATGAATTAAAGATTGTTTTTGAAGGTGAAGGAGAAAACAAGAGAATTAAATATCTCGAAGTTTATATGCCAGCTTATAGTAGGAAGTTTTATGAACCTCTTATGAAAGCAGGTACTCATGAACTGGATGTAAATAAGTTGCCAGACAGCTTGAGAAAGTTGATTGGTTATAGAGTTCCAACTGAGGACAAATACTCAATGGCTCCTCTTTATATTAAAGGCTTCTTGCCTCAGCAAAATGGTTCTGCAATCATGTTACCAGCAGAAATCACTACTCTTAGTGGTTCTGACTTTGATGTGGATAAATTGTATATCATGTTGCCTGAGTTTAAGATAACTCCTAAATATAACAGAAGACAGTTTGTTGATGATTTGGTTTCTCAATTGACACAAGGAAAAGCTGTATCTCCAGAAGTGTTGAAGGAATATAGGCAGAGTGTAAACAGAGCCATAGATGAAGGTAGGAAAGCTCCTAAGGATAGTCAGGAATACAACCTCTGGAAGACATATAAAGCTAATAGAGAGAAGTATAGAGTAGCTCAGGAAGATAAGATTGAGAAGATTGAATATGATTTCAGCAAGTCTCCACAAGAGAATAGTCTTGAAGCCAGAAACAATCTATTGATTGATATGATGTGGGGTGTTCTTACTAATGCTGACACTGCTTCAAAGATGCTTAACCCCGGTGGTTTTGATTATCAGAAGAAGTCTGCAAGAATGATTAATATCCTTCAATCAAGTAGAGAGTCTGAACTGAGAAAGGAACTGAATATCCCTGAGAATCAAAGTACTCTTAGTAAGTTAAGCAGTATGGATCTGGAAGAACTTGATAAGTTGGCAAAGAAGTTCAAGAAGAAACTTGACCCTCTTAACCCAAGAACTCAGGTTCAACTTCATCAGCAGAATATGACTGGTGCAGCATTGATTGGTATTTATGCCAACCATAATGCAAACCATGCTTTGATGCAACATACTGAATTAGGTCTTGATACTGAGAATGGTAGCTTCTTACTTAATGGTAAGAGACTTACTTCTCTTCATGGTCTGATGAATGACAATAAGGAGTATATCTCAAGGAATAATGCAGGTTTCCTTGCTGCATCTGTGGATAATGTGAAAGACCCTGTACTTGCTTCATTGAATCAGAATACCTTTACTGCTGATGCCTCAATGCTTTTAAGTAGGCTTGGTTATAATCCTATTGAGATTGGTTTGATTATGTCACAACCAATTGTAATGGATATTACCAATACCTATTTCAGAGAAAGTAGAGAGGGTAAAGGAAAGGACACAATCATTGATGAAGTCATTGAAAACTACAAGAAGAGAGCTGCAATGATGGAAGAAGTCACTTATGATAACTACAAGTCCAATAAATTCATGGCAGATGATTTGGCTGATGCCATCATTCTCCAGAAGGAAGTAGAAGAATTAAGTGATAGAAATCAGACTGCTGACTACAGAAAGGTTGAGTTCTATAAGAAACAAGTGGCTGCTGGATTCTTATTTAAGAGAATAATGAATACAGCAGATGCTTTAGGACAGTTGGTTCAAGCTACAAGAGCAGATACTCAAGGTGGTGCAGCAGGTCCTACTATTGCAGATACACAGATTAAGATACAGAAGGTTGATGACTTCCTGACTAATGTAGTGTTAAATGAAAATTCTCCTTTAACTGGTGCAGATGTTATCATGCCATTTAATTTGGATGGTATGTCTATTGACCAGATAAGAGAGAGACTACTTGAGTCTCCACTTCCTTATTTACAGGCATTCTTTAGTCTTGGTATTAACCAGACACAAGAAATGTTCAGTAGATACTTCCCTCAATTCACTGACTCCTTTAAGGAAGTGATTGATGGTAAAGAAGGATTAAGAGGCTTAAGACAGTACACTAAGACAGGTAAGTTGAATGCAAAGACACTCAATAATATCTACAATGATTTGTTAGCTTATATTATGTCCAGGACATCATTCTTTGGGCAAGAAGCTAACCTCAGAGCAGATGATAAGGTTACAACCTCTGCTGACAAGAGAAGGGATTTTATTAATAACTTCCCTGATTATTTCAACAGAACATTGAGTGAGCATCCTGAAATAGCTGAACTTGAATTTGTTAAGAGACTGAGAGTAATAAGGGCTAACCAAAACAATCCTGTAGATACAGTAGTATTTAAGAATGTTGGTCAGTTAAGTCCTGCTCTTAGAGAAAGATATATGAGAGACTGGCAATCATTATTATATATGGGTCCAGAAGCTCAGGCTTTAGCTCTTAATCTATTCAGATACAGTTATTACAGAAATGGGTTTGCATTTGGACCTTCTACTTTCATTCATTTGGCACCAACTGCTATCAGACAATCTGTTCCAGAGTATATTGATACACTGAGAGGATTGTTAGAAAGTGAGGATGATTACAGTCAATTCATTGACCAGTATATCTACAATCACTTGGATAACAGACAGTTGGTTCCTGAGGTTCCTACAGAGGCTTCCACTTCTTTCACTAATGAAGAAGGTGATGCTTTACCAATGGTTAAAATAACTATTGATACTGAATCAAACAGTGGTGATAAGAAGATAATAAGGAAGAGAGAGGGAATAGGGGAGGAAACAACCTATGAATTCTTTGATTACATAGCAAGAAGATATAAGGGGGGTACAATATATTACAGACTTACACAAGCTGATAATGTACAACCTAATGTAGCTGTGTATGAAAGAATAGACCCACTTGGATTCAAGAACAGTTTCATTGAGTATGAATATGGTAAAGATGTTACTGAAATGAAGTCAGTAATTGATAAGAATGATAGAGACTACACTCCTAATTCAAGGGAGGATATTACAGCCTTTAATGAAGATTCTAATATTGATTATGACAACATGCCAGAATATCTTGACTATGATTTCTCAAGTCTGACCCAGGATATTGCAAGTGAGGCTTTCAGTCAGGTGTATGGTGCTCCACTTGAAGTGAATGAAGGTAAAGCAGGTGATATTAATTCTATCAGTCCTAATACTGAGTATGAGGATGCAAACAATGATAAGATCTGTGGTGCAAATACATTATATGAATTATAGATATGGCTAAGAAATGTGCAATAATTCCTCAAGTGAGGAACAGTAAAAATGAGGTAGTAAGCAGCAGGTTATTTAAAGACCTGCTGGCTTATGCCCTTAATAGACAGGAGGCAACAAGAATATACCTCATTACAAAGAGTAGTGACTTTGTTACTAATTGGAATCCAAGATTGCAAATGGATGAAAATGGTGAACCTACTCTTAGTAGTCTCTTGAAGAAAACTAATCTAAGAAGTATCATTGATGAACAGAAGATTCTAAGGAATCTTAATGAAGAGATTGGTCATTACCATAAGACAGGTAGAACTAAACTTTATCTGAACAATGATGTGAACTATAGAATGTTAGTCCAAAAGGCTATTCAATTCAATACTCAATCAGAGTTTAGAGAAGACTATGTAGCCAGTGTTGAAAAGGTATGGGATGATGAAAGTAATAGAGTTTACATCAGTCCTTTTGTCAGAGTAAGAAACAAGATGAATAGCATTGAAGCTAATAATATGCAGTATAATGAAAACTTAAACAATAGATTAAGGGAGATATTATCTGCTAATGGTATTGGAATAGGTGCTCTTACAGACTTGGAACAGAGAAGAGGAGTAGCTGGTGTAACTGACTTTAGTCAAGCCAAAGATGCTGCAACAGGTATAATTGAATTAATTAGACTTGCTGATGGTATTAAAGGTGAGAGAGCATTACCAGAAGAGTTTGCTCACTTTGCCATTGAGGCAATGGGTGATAACCCTCTTGTTAATAGATTGGTTAATCACTTGGCTAATAACAGCTTAGTAGGTGAAATATTAGGTGATGACTATGCTACTTATGATACCTTATATAAGGGTGATGAATCAAAGTTAGCCAGAGAAGCTGCTGGTAAGTTACTTGCCAAGCACTTATTACAGTCTGAACCTGTTCCTTCTTCATCTTATAAATCCCTTCTGGAGAGGTTTATCAATGCTGTAAAAAATTTCTTTAGAGGATTAGGGGCTTCACAGTTCCAAAAAGCAATGCTTGAAGCAGAGAGTAGCTTTAGTAAGCTGGCTGGTGATATTCTCACTGGACAGATGGATGAAGCTATCAGTGTTGAAAATATAGCCACTTCTGAGGCTTTCTATTCTACTACTGAAAGAGTAGATAGAGATAAGGTTCTGTTACAGAAAATTATAGACAATGAGTTAAAGAGGCTCAAGATTTATGAAAAGAGAAACCCTAACAGTCAATTTAGTGCCAATCAAAGGTTATTAATAGACAGGTTAGAGCTTGAATTAGCTGATAATAGTGAGATTGAAGGTATCTATATGTTCCTTGATAATGCACTTGAAGAACTAAGGAAAGTAAGTAGCAGGCTTGAGGTATTAAGAAATACTCCTGCAACCAATCTTAATGAAAGGGCTGGAGTACTCAGAGACATCAGAAACTATATGTACAGTTATAAAAGGATAGCTGATTCTGTAAGAGAGGCTCTCAGAGAGGAAGAGAAGTCCACAGACAATAGATATGGTCAAAGGGTAAGAGTTGCATTAGATAATGTTACTACAATGCTTAATGACCTTGCAGTGGATTATAATACAATCTCCATGCCTTTGTTTGTTGATTTTATCAAGCCCTTTGTAGGAGATAACCTTGTGGTTCCTTTTGGAAAGTATAAGGGAAAGACTCTTAATGCCGAGGAGTTGATTAAAGTAGCTGATGAAGATATATCATTATTTGATAGATGGCTGGATAGTATGGCTGATTCTTCTGATTATATGTTGAAAATTATGGACCAAGCTGTTAAAAAGAGCAAGGAACAAGCCAGATTGAAAACCATTGATATTCAGAAAGAACTGCAAGCTGCCACTATTAAACTTGAACAGGCTGGTGTGAAAGACACTGAGTGGATGTTTGAGAGAGATAGTAAAGGTAATCTGAGTGGTAACTACATAAGTGAGATTAATCATGCTCTATTCAGAGAGAGAATGAGGACTATGTTCCAAAGTCTTAATGAAAAGTATGGCAGAAACCCTGTAGGAGAGAATGCTGATAAATACAATGAAGAGAGACAGAACTGGTTCAATGCCAATATGGAGACTGTAGATGGAGTTAGACAACCTAAGAAATCCATTTATGAAAGTATGGAGTTCAGAAGACTTAATAAAGCCCAGAGGGATTATTATACTACTGTAATGGATATTAAGGCTAAACTTGATGCTCTTCTTCCTGATAAATATACTAAACTGAATAGTGCTGTAAAGATTAGAAAAGACTTGGTTGAGAGGGTTAAAAGCTCTGAGAGTGTGAAGTCTGGTGCTCAACAGGTTTGGGAAAGTATCAAGGATGATTTCATTAGGAGAACTGATGATACAGACTTTGGAGACAAGGCAACTGTAAAAGACTTTGAGGATAGAGAGGTACAAATGTTACCTATCTACTTTACAAAGCTCAAGAAGGGAGAAAGTGCTAATGACTTATCTACTGATATAGTAGGTACTCTGACAGCTTATGCAGCTATGGCAAATGACTTTGATGAAATGAATAAAGTCATTGATGTTCTTGAGGTAGGTAGAGATATGTTGAGGGAAAGACAGATTACTCAAACTTCTGGTGGTAAACCAATGGTTGAGAAGTTTAAGGCAGTAGGTAGAAAGGTTGAGAGTAAATTAACCAAGACAGGAGATAAGTCAAGGTTTATGGAAAGACTGAATGACTTCTTTGAAATGCAGGTATATGGTAGATATATGGCAGATGAAGGTACATTTGGTAAGACTAATATTGATAAGGGTAAGGTTGCTAACTTTATTAATAGAATGACCTCAATGAATAACCTTGCTTTGAATGTGTTATCCGGTGTTTCCAATGTGGCTACTGGTAAGGTGATGATGAGAATTGAATCTATGTCTGGAGAGTTCTTCAATGAAAAGAACACACTAAAGGCTGATAGAAACTATGGTAAGGAACTTCCATCATTCTTGGCTCAGTTAGGTGATAGGGTAAAGACCAATAAGTTAGCTTTATGGGATGAACTATTCAATGTAATGCAGGAATATGAACAGGATACAAGAGAAGTCAACTTTGATAGGAAGAATTGGTTCAGTAGAATGTTTGGTACATCAGCTCTATTCTTTATGAATAATGCTGGTGAACACTGGATGCAGAATAGAACTTCCTTAGCACTTGCTGATGCTTACAAAATGAAAGCTCCTAATGGTAAGATAGTAAGCCTGTGGGACTCTTTTGAGGTTGTACCATTGGATAGTAGTAATAAGAAGTTAGGTGCTAAATTGCAGCTAAAACAAGGCTATCTTAAGGCTGATGGTTCAGCTTTCACACAGGAAGACATAATTAAGTTCAGTAGAAAAAGTGCAGCTATTAATCAAAGAATGCACGGTATTTACAATAAAGCTGATAGAAGTGCAGTACAAAGGTTAGCTATTGGTAGGTTGGGTATGATGTTTAGGAAATGGATTAAACCATCATTAAACAGAAGATTCAAATCAGCTACATATAACTATGACCTTGAAGCATGGACAGAAGGTTATTATCTTACTACTGGAAGATTCATGAATGCCTTGTTCCAAGACCTGAGAAAAGCTCAATTTGATATTGCAGGTAAGTGGAATGAAATGACTCCTACTGAGCAGGCAAATGTCAAGAGAGCATTGACTGAGGTAGCTCACTTCCTTGCAGTAGCAGCAGCTATTGGATTGATAGAGTGGAGTGATGATAGGGATAGACCTTGGTTAGTTAAGATGATAGAGTATCAATTGAGAAGACTATACACTGAATTGGGTGCTCTTACTCCTACTCCAGAGATGGTTGGTGAAGGATGGAGAATATTAAAGTCTCCTGCTGCTGGTGTAAATACACTGGAAAAAACTTTTAATCTAATCAATCTGATGAATCCAATGAACTATGAAACATTCAATGGAGAAGATGCAATACTTAAGTCTGGACCTTATAAAGATAAGTCTAAAGCTCAACAGAGCTTACTTAAGTCTCCACTTGCTCCTATGTATAATACAATTATGAGAGGAGTCTATATTGAAGACCAGATACCATTCTTTAAGCAATAGTCCTAAAACAAGTAAGGGAGAGTAATTATACTCTCCCTTTTTTATTTACACCCTAATAAAAAATTTCAGCCTAATGCTTGGTTATGAACATCTGATAGCTTGCTCTCTTTCCTCTTGGGAAATTTGATTCCACATTTCTTCTGTCCATCCTTTCTTTTCAAGTGCTTCTCTTGTCTCAGCTTCTAATCCTATAAACTCTAAAGATTCAGTTCTACTATTATTGAGTGCTGGAACCTTATAAGTTGAATTAGAATAATTACCTTCATTGATATTCCTGTAATATTCAGTCAGAGAAGGTCTTAACTGGTTCCAATTAGTTACTTTAGCAAACAATTCCTTGAAGAAATTGATTATCTTAGTACCTAAAGATTGAGTATCCTTGGTTATTACATACTCTCTGAAACCTTCTGCCATCCTTTCTTCAAGTTCTGAGTTACTCAATTCACCATAAGTTCTCTTGGCTTCTTTAAGTAATTCTTCTCTCAGTTCAGGCTCTGTGAGTAAGTGGAATACTGCATGAAATGCTTCATGATATGTAGTTCCCTCAGCAGCTATATCACTTAAAGTGATGATACCATCACTAAACTGACCCCATGCTAATGCACCAGTCTTAGCTACTCTGATAAGACCATTAGTAACTACAACCCTCTCACTCTCACTTAATTGAGGTAGAACCTTATTTAACCAAGCTAACTCCTTATCTTTATCCCATATAGGTCTTGATAAATCATCAACCTGTCTTAATTCAAATTCTACATCAAACTCTTCATCAGTCTGATTAATAGCCTGTTCTTTAGCTACAGTTGAAGCTGCACCATTAGATTCTCCCTGATTAACAGTAGCAGGAATAATAGGCTTCTCAATCTTAACTGGTTCAGAAGAAGGAGTGTAAAGTATAGTACTTTCCTGAGACATATCTACAACTCTTTGAGGATTACCTTCCAGTATCTTCTTTATATTGTTCCTAGCCTCAGCCTCACTATATGACAGTACAGCATTCTTTACTAAAGCAATAGTATTACCATTAGGAAATACTGCATAGAAATCATTAGATGCAACATGTGCAGGTTGATTTCCAAACCCTTTAGTAATATTAGGAACCTTAGTCATATATACCTCAACTCCATTCACCTTTCCAATAGGACTTAGATAACCTGTATGCAACTTTCCATCTCTCAAGAAGTAACCTGCTTTACTGTCTGACATACTATAGTCTGGCAGAACATTGTTTATAGGTTCTCTTGTTTCAAATGTACTGTTGAATATAGGTAAGCTACTATTAGTATTACTCACTTCTGGAGTAGCTACACTACCAACTAAAGGAACATTCACAGATGAATCATAGTTAAGAAGAATACCCTTCTCCTTAGTTACTCTACTAACATTATCCTTGTTGTACTCAAGTACAAAAGGTAATATAGCTAAAGTAGTGATAGGAGTATGATATTGAGACTCAAATAAGTTCTTGTAAGCACTCAATTGTTTAGTATAATACTGCTCCTGACTCATTGTTTGGGTATTAGATTTATTCTTGAAATAATTAACCTTTCTACCATTCCTATCAACAAAGTCATAGAAGCTATATCTACTTGTCTTAACATCATATATCTTGAAGTTTCCATTAGCATCCACAGAGAGAATATCAACCTCACCAGCTACTCTGTTTCCATTCTCATACTTATTGAAGAGTACTATATTATCAGTAAGGAATGTCTCACCCCTTGCCTCAATATTGCTCTTAATTTCAGTAAGAGAAGTAACCAAATCATTAAATGCCTGTTCAGACATATTACTTGGTTTAACTGGCATCTCATTTGATATGAAGAAGTTTCTGATTACACTATCTACAGAAGTACCTGCATCCAATGCTCTTTGTGAATTAGTTCCAGACATCCTATCTCTTACTATATTCACAATAGTATCTCTACTTCTTGCATCTATCTTACCCTCAAAGGCTGTAAGGTCTACACCATAATGGTTACTTAAGTTCTTAAGATAGTTATTGAACTGTGTTATATTATCTGCATTCTTTGAGAGATTAACTCTTAAATCCTGTAGAGCTTTAGTCTGTGCAGGAGACTGGGTCCAATTACTTCCTAATACTGAATGTACCCTCTTATATTCATGGTATTCACCATCATCCTCAAGGATATAATAGAACTCACCATCAGTTCTTGTCTTATCAACCTTAGACTGGTTCTCTGCAATCTGGTCTATAACTTTCTTAGAGTCAGCTACAGTCTTCTTTCTATCAGCTAATTTCTGTTTGAATTTATCTGATGCAGCACCAGTTACATACTGACCTGTATTTCTGTTCAGAACCTTACCATTAGGAAGAAGGGTGATACCCCCCATCATCATAGAACCATTCTGAGCATCCCCATAGTTTTCTTGTATATAAGCCATATCAAGAATAGACTCTGGGAAAGAGTTAAGAGTTCTGCCATTATTATCCCTTACAGTATTTGAAGTCAAATCTACATGGTATGTAGCATTATCAAATGAAACTGTAGTTCCTGCAATAGCTCCCTCTGTACCTCCTACAGGAGTTTGTATCTTTCTACCTTCCTCAGCCTTAACTGATGCAGGATTTAGAGCTTGCTGTAAGTTGCCTTGTATATCAAAATAATCTGTTGTAAACCAGTTACTTTTTACACTGGCATCTATTATATTGGATGTCATTACTCCAGAAGAGAGTAACATGTTATTGTAGCCCCCCTTATTAAGCATACCTAAATTCACCTGTAATGGAAGATTGAATGCCATTAAAATGTTTTGTATTTCACCAGCTACTTCCTGTGAATCTCTTGTATCAGGTTGAGTTTTAACACCCTCTCCACCTAATTCATAAAGAACATTAGGGTCCCATCTTTCAGTTAAGAATACAGTTCTTGCATCTTCTCTTCTGACTCTCCTTCCTTCTATTTCATCATAGATTTCATTCTTATTGGCATCTCTCTGAACCTTAGTAAACCTAATACCATTACCATTCTTACCTTGTACATAATCAATATGAACATCACCAATATATAGACTTCTTGCCAAATCTTTTACTGCATTATTAACATCTTCCTCTGTAAAAGCATTAGCTAAAGCATCAATGCTCTTCTTTATATTCTTGTATAAAGGAGTTGAGTTAACAGTAACATCTTCCGGGTTATATTCACTCTCATTAAAGTGCTTAACCCTTACAGCAGCAGGACTATATTTACCAGCAGCATTAGGAATAAGGATATACATCCTACCTTCCTTTTGGCTCATATCCATTGGCTTGATAATTAAATCATCACTGATTCTACCATTAGTAGATAGAACACCATTCTTTACAATACCAAAGATAGAACTTGCACTTACATTAGGTATTTCTCCCATGTTTCTTTCTTCTGTACCATAAGGTATTCTACCAACCATTATCTGAGATACTCTTGTAGTAGGAGTAGCTATAAACTTCTTATCCTTTCCAGTCTGATTAAACTCTTCTTTTACTCTTTCAATAAGACCTGATAAACCTTCATATCTATCTACTACATACTGACTTTCATCTAATGAACCAACTATTTGGTTATTTCTCTTATCTATAATAAAGATTGTATGGTCATTAAATTCAGGGTCAATCATGAAGCCAAGTTCATCACCTGCCTTTAGATTACCTTCATTTACATAACTGAAAGCTCTATTATCTCTAAGATAGTTATAAAGTTCATCAAAGTTCAAGTTCTCTTTCTCTGCAACTACTATATTGAAAGGTCTGAAATCTCCATCCTTACTTGCATTGATATGCAATTCAGGGATAGTAGGTCTATAATACTGCCTTTTACCCTTTGCATCCTTATCCAATGATTGAGGAGTAGGAGCATTTTCATTGGCTTTCTTATTTTCCTCAGCTACCATTTGAGGAGTAATGTTACCTACAGGAGGTTCATAAGTATCAACTGGTAAATCCTGCCCATTAACAGTAGGAACTGTAGGTGTACCACTATCCCCAGTTGTGTCTTTTGATACAGTACCTCTTGTACCTTCTGTCTTTTCAACTGGCTTTAGATATTCAGAAGGAAACCTTGCTTTGAATCTTTGGTCATTATTAACCTCACTCATTGCAGATAGAAGTCCATATTGAGCCTCAGCAAAATTCATCATATTCAGATCATCTGGTAGATTTTCATCATACAGACTCTCTGGATTATTAATGAATACTGAGTTAGGATTAGCCATTTCCTCAAGATTGTTTGCATTTTCATGTTGAGTTCTAAGTAGCTCTTGTGCATTAGCTTTAGCCTCAGGAGAGATAGGTTGTCTATCTATTGCCCTGCTTACTTCACTATTATACATTTGAACTTCCTTATAGTCCTTAGCCATCTTGTTACCTTCATTCTCAAGTTCATCAAGAATCTGTTGTCTTTTAGATGAATCAGGCTCATTATTCAATGCTTCTCTAAACTCATCAAGGTTAGTGGCAGCTAATGCTGCATCCTTAGTCTTAGCTATTTCCTGTCTTTCATTTTCTCTTATAATATTCTCTCTTTGTCTCTCTTGTTTTTGTGCAAGAGCTTTAGGGTTTCTAAGATAAGTATCATACTTGTCAATGAAGTCATTCCTTCTCTCAATCATTCTTTGTAAATCATCAAGTTCTTGAGTTATACCTTTAGAACTCAATATGGGAAATCTTTCAGAAATACTTTTTGAAGCTCTATCCAAAGCATCAACAAATTGAGAATTTTCTTCATCATTAAGAATTGCTGTTAATTGAGATGGGTTTAAATTGACAAGCATCCTTATTGCCTCTGCTTCCTTTGTTGATTCTGGAACATCTAAATATATATCCCTTTCAACATCAGCAGCTATAGTTCTTAAAGATTCCTGTACCTCTTCAAATACATTCTTAAATCTATTCTCAAGGTTATCAATATTTGAAAAGTAATAAGTCATCTCTTCAAGACCATCTTCATCAAAGTAATCCCCAATCTTAACTTGTAAGTCCTGACTAATCTTTCTATAGTTGTCTACAGCTTCTTTAGTTTCTTGAGTTTGCTTTTGAATCTGCTCAATTACTTCTTCATCAGTCATGTTATCATATACTGATGTACCAGTTTCCTGATTAGTAGTAAGTTGTCTTATTTGTTCAACATCTTCTTCTCTTACATTACCAGCTTCTTCAATTATATCATATAAGTCATTGATTCTTCCTGCCTTATCAAACATGATAACATCACTAATAAGCTGGTTGTGTTCAGCATTCTTAAACTCAAAGTTATCATTGTTATCAGCAGCTTCATCCATTTGTTTTTGATAAGCATTATGCCTGATAGCTGATTGATAGTAGTTAAGGAACTCAGGTGATTGTACTCTATTATTCAGTTGAGTTACAATAGCATCATCTTGTTCACTTCTCTCTCTTATCTCTTGAATATCTTCCTTAATACCTCCTTGCAGATACACTGGAGATTGGAAACCACCTTCACTATTCTTTGCACTTCTAAAGCCCGGAATACCAACTAAACCAGTTAAACCACCAATGAAGCCTTCTTCCCATCCTTCAACAGTGCCATAAGTTTGTTGAATAGCTTTTGCAGTAGCTTGTAGCCAGTCAATAGTTTCACTTTCTGCATCTGGGTCTATCTTGGCTCCATAGAAGTCATTAAGTTCAGAAGCATATTTATATCCTGCAACTTTACCTGCAACAGCCTGTCCCATTTCTTCATAAGGACCTTCTGCAACACCCTTACTTGCAATCTTCAAAGCATTTCTAAGTACAGAAGGTTTAGCTGCACTATAACTTACAGTACCATCCTCTGCAACTGTCTTTAGTATCTGACTACCTTTCTTAGCTGTATTATATCCTCCTGCATAAAACTTACCAAACTGCCAAGCATCTGATACAGTAAGCAATGGAATATTTAGAGCAAAGTCTATATTACCCATCTTAGCTCTATCTTCTGATAGTTTCTGTAGCCCACCTTTGTAATCAAACTTAGCATCTACTCTTGCCTGTAACATAGCTTGTCCTTCTGGAGTGAGAACTTGCTCAAAAGTATTTCCATCAGGGGAAATCTGATATTGTGCAAATTGAGGAAACTCTCTAAGCATAGCTTCTTGCTCTTGTGCTGCTACTTTAGCTTGTGCATCATCAAGTTGTTGCTTATGAAGCTCAAACCAGTCTTTACTATTCTGTATAGCCTCAATCCTTGCTTCACCTAATGCACCTGAGAAAGCACCAGTAAGTTTAAGAGCAGGCTCAGCCATCTTAAGTTTCTTAGCATCCCTTGCCAATTCATCAGTAAGCCTTACACCATCAAGGAATAAATCTCCTTCTCTGTAAGCCTGTAAAGCTGCATTAGGATTAAGAGCTTCACCTGAGGCTGTAACTGCACCTTTGAATGCTTGCCTTGCTTTATTAAGACCAAGTAATCTTGAGGTTGCACCAGCACTAATCTTACCAGAGTAGGCAGCACCAACAGCAAAACCTAAATTCTTAAGGAATTTATCCCCAATAAAGTTAGCTGAGAATATATTCTCATACCAAGGGTCATTCTGCTCTGCATCAGTATAGTAATCAGGTAGAGCTGATTCTGACCATTCATTCACTTGCTGCATTGCATTTGAGAAGGGATTATCCCAAAAGCCTGAGAATGTTCCTGTAGCTGCTGCATTACCTAAACCTACTATAGTACCAAGAATACCATCAGCAAATGTAGTACCTGCAAGAACAGCACCCTTAGCTAAACCAGCTCCTATTTGAGCATACCAAGGTTGCAATTCACCTCTTGTATTAGCCAAGTTGTCCAATTGGGTCATAGATGTAATACCTTCATCATACATACTATCACCTACTCCAACAAAGCCTACCTCTTGAGGCACAGCTCTTTGTAAGGCACTATTAGAGACTTGCCTATAATCCTCTATATTATCAATATGAGGAACATCTCTAAGAAGTCCTTCTTGCTTTAGTGCATCTATACTTTTAAGTCCCCTTAACCCACCTACTCCTTGTGTAGATGGGTCTTGGATTTGTTGATTATTTGCCATATTCTTCTACTCTAATTTAGAATCTGTATTACTTTGTCTCTTAGCAAGTGTATTGAACTTACCATAGATATAATTCATCATTGTATTGATGTATCTTTGAGCTTCTACATCATAGCCATTCTCAAGAAGTACATTAATATTATTCATATATCCTGCCACACTTCTATCTGCATCATCTATTAGCTCAGGGTCAATAACTGCTGATTTAGTCTTACCATCCTTAGTAGCATTGATTATAAGTCCTACCTCTGGGTCATAACTTATATCATTGTCACCAGTGAAGTAATCTGAGATATTCTTTAGCTTAATAGGGTCTCCCTTCCTATTATCATCAAGTTCATAAAGACCAGTTGATTCTGTAGCTGCACCTAAGGTTCTTGCATTCTCCTTTATAACTTGAGAAATTAAGTCACTCTGAGTTATATTAGGTTTATATATAAAGTCTCTTACAGCACTGCTTCTAATATCAGCTTGTAACTTCTGTTCAAGTTGGTCCATATTACCATCCTTCATATCATACTTCTTGATTATCTGTTGAAGTCTTTCTGCATGAGGTTTAACCTTATATATTCCACCACCAACATTCACACCATACTGAGTTGGATAACCCGGATTAATTCTCTCAGCCTCTTCATTAATCATCGAGGGGTTAGCTCTTAATTGTTTTATGAACTCAAGGTCCTTATTAAGCTCAGTAGTCTTCTTGTCTCCATCAACTTTAGTCTTAGGTACTGACCTCCATGTTGATGAAGGAGTTCCTTCTGTCTTACCTTTCTTAATCCTTTCTTGCATTGCATAGTCATAAGCCTTGTTAGAAAGAGTTTGATATTGAGTCTCACCTACTGCATTCCATAAACCTTGTCTTGCATAATCATAAGCTCTATTAAGGATATTTTCATCATTCCAATTCTTGATACCAGAACTTCCTACTGCATCTTCAACTATACCTTGTAATATAGGAGAAGCCTCAGGATTATTTTGTACAGCCTGCATAATTTCCTCAGGTCTGAATCCCTTCTGCATTATAGTTTCATAGTATTGATTACCTAAGATTGTTCTCCACTTTCTTGGGTTCTCCCTCACTTCCTTAGCTAAATTCTGTGCAGCAGTACCTACTTGTTTTGATAAAAGTGCTCCAGAATAGGATTGTGGTGATAGAGCTGGATTAGCTATAAGTTCATCTAAGGAAAGTGTAGAAGCAGGTCTATCAAATAATAGTGTACTGTCCCGAGCCTGTAATTTCCTTTGTTCATCTATCAACTCCTGTCTTCTCTTATAAGCCTGTTCTATAGGAACAATCTCAGAAGAGTATCTTCTTTTCATATCAATCAATCCTTGCCTACTTGCAGGAGTAAGACCTTGTTTAGCCAATGACTCAGCTTGTGCAGCCAAGTCATTAGAATATTGTTTGTACATTGCATAAGCCTGTGGGTCTGTCTGTTCATTAGCCATTCTCTCAAAGACATCTGCTTTAGTCCCTAATTCACCCATACCCTCTTGAATAGTATTGTATTCTTGAGTATATGCTTGAAGTGGTTGAAGCATTTCCTGATAAGAGAATGGTCTGAACTTAGCACCACTTACAAAACTGAAATTAGCCATAAGTCAATCCTTTCTTCTTTTTAGTTCTTACTTTACCACCTTTAGCTTTCTTAGTTCCTCCAGTGTATTCCCCCTTGGTATTCATCTTAAGAACACCTGATTTAGCTAATGTATCAAGCCAGTTAGCTTGCTCATTTTCCCATCCCATATCACCTAATCCTTGTAAGAAATTAGTTATATTAGCACTTCTTCTTGCAGCATCTTGGTCTTTAATAGCCTGTCTCATTTGAGCAGCAGTTGTAGCCTGTCCTAATCTTGCTCTCTTAGCTGCATTTCTTGACTCTGCATTAAACATTGAAGCCTTAAGTCCAGTCTCAGTATTAAACATATCAGTACCTCTGTTGAATGCCTCAACTCTTTCTCTCAACTGTTGGTTATACTCCTCTGCTTGTCTTGCTAAATTACCCATGTTTTGACCATAGTTATAATCAGCAGCAAGTATTCCAGCCTGAGCATTAAGCCTGTTACCACCTGAGGTATTCATTAAACCTCTTCTTGTGGCAGCAGCCTGTTGATTCATCTTATTGATATAGAAGTCTCTGTCTAAAGGTCTATAAGATAGATAGTTTCCAATAGGAGCATACCCTGCTGTCTCAGCACCTAAGTCTACTCCACCTATCATATCAGCACTACCATAGTCTGGTTTACTGAATAAGTCTGATAGACTTGCTAAGCCAGAGCCTATAATTGGTGCATACCTTGTCCATGTCTGCCTCTTTCTACCTCTTTCTTCATTATCTAAAGATTTCATATAGTCTCTTCTATTCTTTTCAAAATTATTCAGTTCTTCCTTAGTCATAGGAGCATTACCAAAAGTTGTCCCATAAGCAGTAAATCCCCCAATCTCATCAGGCAATTCAGAATTTTCCAAATAAGGATTAGTAAATATTGGAGCAGGATTTATAGGACCTCCTTTATCAAATCTGTTGGATTTAATATTTTTTATCCTCTCCCTATTTCTTACTTCTTCTTGAGCCTCAGCTATTCTTTCCATAGCAGCTTGTAAACCTTTTGTACTTAGAGGGTCATTAGGTCTTTCTTCACTTTCTCTTTGTGCAGATTTAGCAGCCTTAGCAAAGGTCTTGCCTCTTAACTTATATTCCTTTCTTATATCATCAGGTATCTCCATTCTGTCTGAGAATACATAATCATCATAAACCACTTCACCTTGCTCAACTAAGTTAGGAGCACCTTCTGGGTCAACTCCTATCTGTATTCCTTGATAAGGATTTTCTTCATGAGAACCTCCTTCATCAATGAATGTAACTCCATTGGTAAAGTCTCCACCTTGTGTATTCAACCATCCTCCAAAAGCATTCCAATTTCTTGCATTCTGTGCAAAAGTAGCTCTTTTTCTTGTAGTAGGATTAGAGCTGTTCTTTCCTCTTCTAATACATGCTTCTGTTACTTTACCTCCACAGTACTCAGTAAACTTGCCTCTGTTTTTCTTCTTGATATGAATACCACCACCATCCTTAGCTATATTAGCTGCTTGAACAGTTTGTTCAGGTTCTTGTTGGAACATTCCCTGTATTCCTTGTGTAAAGGATTGGTTAAAGTTATTACCTGCTACATCATTGAATAAACTCCCACCAAAAGCCTTTAGTGATGGATATTTAGCAAGAACCTTCCTTCTTACACTCTCATTACCATGTAATCCAGCTAATCTGAGTGCATCTCTTGCATCAGCTTTAGTTGGTATTGGGTAACTTCTGTGAGGTCCTGCAAAATCTCCAGAAGGAACAGATGGACAAGGCTTTTTCCTAGAACCATAGTTTTTCTCTCTGGATAAGCCACCACCTTCTGCAAAAGCATTATATGTATTCATCTCTGGTAATGCTTGGAATGAATTAGGAAGAGGGGTCAATCTCTGTTTAGCAATTGCACTCATCTCTTGATTATCTAAGTATCTATTATCAAACTCATAGCCTATTGCACCACTACCAAATTCAAGTGGACCACCATAAGCAGAGAAGTTTGCCAATATGTTAAAGTCATTTTGGGCATCTATAGTATTAGCTCTTGTTTCAAAAGAAGAAAGTGCTCTTTCATTGGCTTCTCTGGCTTCTCTATTCAATCTTCTGGCTTTTCTTTTAGCTTTTCTATTACCACCAAGCCATCCACCAATAGCACTACCAAGACCTACTACACCACCTGCAATAGCTCCAATAGGACCTCCTACAGATGCTCCAGCAGCAGCTCCCTGACCAGCAGCTCCTAAAGTACCAGTCAGTCCCTGCCCAGTATTTCCTCCTCTAACATCTTTCCATGTATAGTCATCTTTAACTTTAGTCCATGAACCCCATTCACTTAGCAAATCTTCATTGGATGAAGCTCCTATTGTCATGTTCTTTTGAGCTTCAATTTGGGATTCAATTCCACTGGTATCTGCTATTTGTGCATTAGATATTCCAGTTTGTGCCATACCACCAACAGCACCTCCAATACTTCCTATAGAACTGCCAAGATTCTCCCTTTTAAAGGCATTTGAGAATTGTCCTGAGGACTGCTGCCCCCATGTTTTACCTCCATTCCCAAACATATTAGAAGGCATATTGCTTCTTCTTTTAATTTTTTTCTTAGCCATAGTATAATTAATTTTATTGCAAATGTATAAAAAGGTATTGAATAAACAAAGCCTTTAATTAAAAAAGAAAGAGTCCACAAACTAAAATGTTTATGGACTCTTATCAATTATGCAAAATAGTGAATAATAGCATCATGGAACTCTGTTCTATATGTATTAGGAGTGTTCATTCCCAACTTAATATAAGCCCAAGTATTCCTTATCCTATCCCTGTTATTTACTATTGCTCTTGGTATATTAGCCCTCCATATCCTGAATTTCTTCTTTAATGGAGAAGGATGCCCAAGTAGATTAGTGAGAGGAGTAGTACCATGCTGATATTCATTCCATACATCAAGAGTATCAAAGGTTTTATTACTCATTAGGTTATCACCATCCCAGCTATCAGCTCTAAACTCTACTGTATTAAATATCTTATCATTTGGTTCCTCAGCATTAGCCACAAAGGTAATACTGAATGGTTTATATTCATCAAAGAACATATTATAGTCTCCAGCAAACTGTTCCCACATCTTACCATCTTTAAAGGCATAGAACTCACTACTTACATTGAACATAGCAGGGACTCCTTCATAGCTCATAAAGGATGTAAATTGGTTAATCAACTCAGAATAACACAGACAATGGTCTTTATAAGTAAAGTACACATCATTATTATTCTTGTCATAGAATGACCTATAGTTATTATAACCAACTGGTTCCCAGTTCACATGAACATTATGAGCACTAATCCACTGTCTAAACCCTAACTTATCAGATAGACTGACTATTTCTCCATTAAATAGATATAATGAATTAGTCTCATTATCTATAAAGTATAGTCCAGAAGGAGATTCTGCAATAGACCACTTATTGGTGCAGCCTATAGTATTACTTATATATCTTTTACCACTTACCTTCAATCCATTAGTAATCTCAATTGGCAACCCATCAGAGGTTGGTATCTGAACTCTACTGTTGAATAAAATATTACTTAACCCCCTTCTCTGAAAACAGAATATCTCATTATTATAAGTGTTCAAGGAGGTTACTTCCCCTTTATCACCATCAAGGTCTAATGTTGTTGCAACATTAATTTTAGTCCAATTATCCACTTCATTACCAAGTATTTTTTCCTCAGTCCATGTAATACTATTAGGAAAATCATTAAGACTACTTATTTCATTCAAATATTGATAAGTAAAATAGTTATTACTCTGGGAATAAATTGGATTATAAAGATTGAATATAGAAGGAGTAATAGCTAAGTTGGTAAAATTTCCTCTATTTCTATCATACCTACCATCTATATTGATATGAGTTTCACAATAAAATGATACCATTTCAACTACAGTATTCATATCCTCTAAGGTGAATGGATATGTCTTTAGACAATCATATCTTTGAAGATAGGTATCACCTTGAAGAAACTCTATTCTACCACTGTCATTAATATCAATTGGGTCTCCAGATACTATCCACCTGTTATTCAATAGAGCTTCTTCTGTCTTACCCCCAAATCTATTATCCTCATCTATAGTCTGAGTCAACTCTACAAGCCATAACCCTGAATATCCAGTACTAAAGGTACTAAATATAGCACTGCTATCTTTTGTATGGTCATGATTTGTATTACTATTAGGGATTATAACCCTATTGCCATTTTGCTTGTTTAAAGCAAATACAGCATGTTTTCCAGACTTGTATTTGATGCTTACAGGACTGTTGGTATATCTTTCAGAATCTTTAAGATTGACAGTTCCCAATACTGGTATAGTAATTTTATCAACAAAAGTGGTATTTTCAGATTCACTATTATATAATTGATTTATAGTTTTTATATTTTCATAACTATTGGTAACAACACCAATATCTGAACCTACACCTTCTGTTTTAGAACCAGGAGGTATTACTTTATCAACATTACCATAGTATAACAGAGACTCATCATTCCTAACTATTGAAGTAGCTGTAACTTCGTTAGAATCTACTATTTCTACATTTGATATACCGGCAGGGGGAATCCAAAATTCTGTTAATCCCAGAGTGAAATAAGTAGAATAACTTGTTCTCAAGTTACCTAATTTATTTGATTTCAAATTAGAATAGGTATTACCTTCATATCTGAAATCATTAATTAATGAGCCTTGTCTTTGCCAAGGTGATACTAACCATGCCCAATTACTCTTGTAAACTTTTTGAGTATCATTAGTTAATAAGGGGATTCCCATCCAATGATATCCAGAAGAAAGAAGTCTACCTCCTTTATTTGTTGAAAAAATAGTTTGTCTCTCATACTGTGGGAACTTATTATAAAATCCATAATCTAAAGTAGGTTGAACCCCTGTACTCTCTGCAAGAACAGACCTATAAGATATACCAGAATGTAATGCAACAGAGCCTATAAATTGGCAGCCTAAGTTAATATTTGCTGTATTTATATCTCCAAATTCTATATCAGGAGAATGAAATGTAAGAATACTACTATCTACTAAATAGTCATTTACTTCTGTACTACCTTCTGCTAATGTCCTTAAAGTTTCTACCCCTATCTCAGTAGTTCTATTAGGATATACAGGATTGATACTGTCATAATCAACATATTGAGCATAAGTTCCATTATTTGCCTCCACATCATCAGAATCATCTCTATTGGCTTCATCAACAAAAGGTCTAAAAAACCAAGATGATACTGCATAAGGACTATTAGATTCTCTATCTAAATTTGTCCATAGAGTAGGACATACTACACCTTGACACAATACAGTTCTATCACTATTTGTAGGAACTACTATCATTCCTCTTGCCTTTACATAACCAAGAGCTTTAGCTTCATCAAGCACACTCTTTGGTATAGTATAGTAAGGTTTTATCAAACTTAATTTAACAGTACCAGATAAGCTATTAGAATCTACATTAGGGTAAGTATCTACCTTACTATCTCCTATATATAATACTTCTGACCATTTACCTCTCTTATTTTGGAATTGAACCCCGAACCTATAAGTTTCACCTCTTTTAAATGATGTAATCTGGTAACTATTATTATTTAATTGGGTTTTATAATCATAAGCTAAATTAGTTCTTTCACCAGTATCAAGAAGCTTATTACCAAATACAACAGAACCCTTCACACTTTCTCTTGCTTCCCTTGAGAACAACAAAGTTTTTATGTGAATATTTCCAAGAAATAAAGTATTGTCCTTTTGAGTCATAGTGTGGGGAATTATTTCTTCACCACCTATGTAAAGTAGTAAGGTACTGTCTACACTACTTCCTGTTGTATTATTATCTGTATATCTGATTACTGAACCAATAACATCCAAATCAGCCACTTTTCTTACAACTGGGGTAGAATCTATACTTGTTCTAAATATAGAATATATCCTTATATAATCAAAATTAGTATCAGGATTACTTATAACTATATCAAAACTATTAGAACCTATCTCTTCTGGACTCCCTCCTCTATTACTTGCATGAGTGTAGTATATAGGTGTTTGATATATAATATTACTTTCAGAGCCATTCCTATTATAGTAAGTGAAGACATATTGCACTACTCCAGAAGGAAACTTGCTGGCTACCTTAAGATTGGAGGTAACAGTGATTGTTTCATCCAACTTCAATTCTGGAATAAAATCAAATGAACTATTATTCCATCCTTCTATTGTTGTAGAGTCAGATACAATATTAATAACTCTTGGTTGATTTAATCCATCTACCCAATATATCTTCTGAATATTATCATTTTCATATACACCAATATTCTCAATAGGATAGTCTGTACTAAAATTAAGATTACCTGAGAATAGAAGTAGAGTCTCAAAATGGGTACCTTTATTTTCAAGTCTGTAGATATTGTCTTTTGTACCTTTTGTGAATAAGGTTACATAATTATTTAGCACATTCTGTCCAAGTAATACTCCATCAATAACTACAGGGTCTCCAGAAGGAGATTGTAATGGTATCTCCTTATTCCCTCTCTCATTAGTAACTGACAAGAGAGTGTTATTATCTCTTGCAGTTATTCTAATGTTCTGAGCATCAAAGGCATACTCTGGGTTGAACTTAGATACTGATAAGTCTCTCTGCATCCCTTTAAAAAAGTGTTGTTCTTTCTTTAGTGCCATATTAATGTACTCTTATATATTCCTTGTCTCCTAAGTTCTTGAATCCTCTTCTGAACTCAGTTACTCTTGGAATAAGTTGATTCCACATATTAGTGATAGCTTCCATTTCTGATACAGAAGGAATCACAAATTCATTATTACATTGACCTGCCTTGAAAGCATACTCCTGTTGAGTATTATTTAATACAGCAGGACTTATCTTACCCATATCAAAAAGGATAGTAAACCATTCTTTCTTGATGTATAGTTCCAATGCTTTAAGGAAGATAGAGTTGTCAGGAATTAAAGGAAGACCTTCATCATCCAACATAATAGCCTTATAGCTAATATCTATCTTCTCTTCTTTTATTGAAGTAAATATTACCCTTCCTTGTGTCTTGAAAGAAGGTTCTCCTCTTGAACAATCTCCATTATGGTCATGGGTAGGATAAGCATTGAAATTATCAGTCATTGCTCTAAGTGCCATTCCATTCTTATGTAATCTGACCTGATTAATAGAGATTAAATCACAAGGTAATGTTCCTCTGTACTCTTTAATTTCTATGGTCTCAATTTTGTCAACATAGATGTTTGGCAGTCCCATTATGCCTATAAAATCCAAGGTGTATTGAATAGCTGTTTCGAGGTTTAAATCTCCAAGTAATGGATGTCTTAATAGCCTATCCAGGATTATAGGTAACTTTACCCAATTAATATTATTAACCATTTCTTATTTTCCTTTCTAAATAGTGAGCATCTTTGATTACTCCCTTTTTTATATTTTGTTTAATTCCTATCTTTAAGTCTCTATTAGGGATAAACTCATAATATGATTTATTATTGTAAGTGGCAGATTCCCTATTGTAATAAACTTGAAAACTTTCCTTCTCTTCCATCCTAACCAATACCTTATCCTTATAGGATTCATCATCTTCATACCAGAGTTTCAGGGTCTTGTCCCAATCTATAGGAAGATTAATATGAATCTTCCCATCCTTACCTATTTTGGCTCCTCTATCAAATTTCCTTATTTCAATAGTACCCATTGATTTAGGAAGCCTGACATCATTACCAAGTAATAGTTCATCAACCAAAAGTAAGTTTATCTTTCTTATGATAGCAAAATATTGTGACTCAGTAAGAACATACTCCTTACTACCAGGTTTATTCTTTCTGTAATACTTATATCCATCATATACACCCAGTGAGTTTCTCACTTTATATTCTCTTGGTTGGTTGACCTTCTTTATCCTCCTTTTAAATTCTCCCAGTGTCTCCATTATCTCTTATTCAAATCATCCAAATCATCATGAGCATTATTCTGTTCATCCTTAGGACTATACTCAAGACCTCTTAATTCTTTTACTACAAGCTCAACCAAGGGGGGAACTAAAGCATCTTCTATTGGGAACTCCTTATCCTCTAACTTACATATTGCACCATCCTCTTCTGGACAAGCCATTTCTGATGCTTCCTCAGCATCCTCAAAGATTGCATTGAAACTTACCTTTTCAAGATGCAGGAATTGAGGATTCCATGACTTGAAATATAGATAGCCATCAGGAGCTTTTGAACAGTAGATTATATTTCTAAGAAACTTATTATAACCTACATACCTCATTCTATCTCTACTTATACAAGTAATCTCTCCCTGATAGAAGTCCATAGGATATACTCTTGGATTACCTATCATCATAGTAGCAGGAACCTTATTCTTACTTCTTAAATAGGAGCTACCTTCACAAGGTTCTCCACTAATAGCTGGAACCTCAATAAGGTCTAAACATATACTCTGATAGTCACTGTCTGGTATCTGTTTCTTTATGTCTGAATATCTCTGTTTCAGCAAGAATGACCTATACTTTACAAGCAGAAATATAACATGGTCTTTTGTATAAAAGCTGTCATCTGAGCTTAGCTTAAGCTCATCAAGCACCATATAAATTAATTCATTATATGTCATAGTTTTATTGTTATATTATAAAATTAAACCCTTGTGCAAAAGTAAGTAATTAAACTCAACTGCACAAGGGTTTTACTATTTTTATATTCAGGGTATAAAGATTATGCTTCTACTCTAAAGTTATCATCCTCAGTACTTCTTAATATACTATCCTCTGTCATTCTTGGTACAAAAGTCCTATTGTTAGAATGAACCAAGGTATCATAGCTCTCAAACATTGGAAAGTCTATCATACAAGTACTTCCTGCCAGACAATATAGTGCATTGACTATATTTCTGTAATCATCTTGTGTCACATAATAAGACATTTCTCCTGCTAACATTTCTTCCATGAAGAAGAGAACTATTATCTTATCTACATCACTGTACTTCTTATATCCAAATTGAGATAGAGTAGTAAAGTATCTTGTGATGGCTTCCTCAGATATTTCAAGCATTTTATCCATAGCATCCACAATTAGAGGTTGGAGACTTGCAATTATTCTTTATGAAGAACTTATTCCAGTACTTAATAGCCTGTGGATAGTTTCCAGTTCTTACACAAAGTTCAATTGCCTTTAACTTAAGTATCATATCAATGAAACCCTTTGGTATATTACAGTCACATTCTACTTCCCTTAGATACTTAAGGGTTTGTTTATATATAGGCTGTAAATTAATTACAGTACCTAATATTTGGTCCTTATCAAATCCACATGGAGTATCAGTTGATGGTGCACCTTTAGACTTCACATATACAAAGAACATAGTGCTGCAAGGAGAAACCTTCAAGTCTTGAATATTTAATTCAAGTCTTACATTCTTCATTTGTTGTGTGCCATAAGTGAAGCAATATGATTTATCTTCCTCAACTCTTACTGGATTACAATTACATTGCTCAGGAAGAGAATAGGTTAAATCATAGGCATCCTCTATATTATATACACAAAGAGGATTGTCACTTGGTCCATTTGTAACAAAAGTATCTTGAGTATCAATGATTATACTATCTAATAAGACATCATCAAAGTAGTCTTGATTATCTATAGATACATCAATTATGAGGAACTTATTATCTGGACTAATATTGAGCTGATTAAAATGTATCATATTTTATTTCCTCTTAATTTAATTAATAAAAAAAAAGAGCATAGTTGATTCTATGCTCTTTTATATTTAGCTCTGTCTTAAGCTGGATTTGCAATATTCAGACCAGATGCAGTATTAATTTCTGCAATTAGAGCTTTCATTGCAGTGTGACTACCATCATCTACAGCAACCAGTGTAATAGTCTTTTCAGACTTCTGAACTGATTCATTGCTTCCTGTATAGAAATAGTGAATATCCAATACATCATAAACTGCACTTGGGTCTACCAAGTAAGTAGTCTCAATAATATTAGGATAACCCATTCCTCTGTAAATGTCACCTCTTGCACCCATACAGAAGTATTCAAGGTCTGCAATAAGATGTCCATCAGGAACAGTCTTCTCAGGAGTAACTACAGTTGCAACACCCCAAAGTCTATCTTCACCATCAACTGTAATAGTCAAGAACTGAGGAGTAAAAGGAATAAATGCCTGAGGCATCATACCAAGAACCCAAGGTTGTTCAGCTTCTTCAATGATTATTTTATCATAATCATCCTTATTAAGGTTAGATTCCTTAGTGGTAGCTGTTACTGGAACATCAGTTCCATCTGCTGCTGCACTATTAAGGTAAATATTCACAAGAGGAGTAGATTCTGTCTTATTCCCAAGGTTCTTAGCCAAAGAAATAGCCATCTTCTTGTAGAAGTCTGATGCAGTCATTCCACTTCTTGCAATTACTTCACCATACTTGAAGTACTGGTCTTCCTCTGACAAACCAATGTATTGTCTAAAAGCCAATCTCAAGATGTAATTCTGACCTGCTACAGGAGCATCTGCTACATTTGCATCAAGAGTAACTGAGTATCTCACCAACTTATGAGCCAAATCTTTTGAAGCTGTAGCCTTTGCTGATATTACATTCTTAATATCAATCTTATCACTTGTTACAATCCCAGCAGGAGACATAGACTGAAAATACAGAGTAGTCTTAGCTGTGTCTGCCTTTGGGACAATATCACCAGCAGTTGTAAGGGTTTCTGTATCAGTTTTTAGAGCCTTTGCAACATATAACTGTCTTACTTGATTAATAGAAATTACCATAATCTTTTTAGTTTAATTAAACATTTATAATTTATTCTTTATTTCCTGTCAGTTGAGTTTTACTTATTATGGCAAGCTGTACAGCCCTCTCAAGTATTGCTCTGTGTACTACAGGATTTAGTTCACATTCACTTTCAGTACTTACACCATTGATACTTAGTCCATCAGGTAAATCTACCAGTATAATAGGAGTGGGTTGAGAGATATATCTCATTAAATATTTGTCCACATTATACTTACTGATTAACTCAGCTAAGTCACTTTTTATATCAAGTCTTAGTACCCTGTCTTTACTTGGTCCTCTAAATGGATTATCCTTTGCTCTATATAAATCATCCTGTGGTAATGGAACCACACTTGCTTCTATACCATCCAAGCAACCTAATCTACTATCCTTGAGGAATGCCACTTCATAAGTAATGAACCAAGTATCTTGTGGTATCTCAAAGAACACTGAATCTTTTGATAATCCAAGCTTTCCTGTAACCTTAGTACTTGTTTCATAGGTCTCCACCAAATTGCTCAAATATCTTCCTAGTTCTTCTGTCTGTTCAAAGGACTTACCATAAATAACATTCCTTCCAGAGTAGATGTCAATAATCAATTGTTCTTGAGCATTAGTGAGAAATGTTGATTTCTCATATTCATCAAGGGTTATATTAGGAGTGATACCAAATGAGTTAAGTAAAGTACTGAATCCATCAGAAAATTCTTTATTAGTCATACTTTATATTTTTACTCTGACCTTTGTCCTAATTCAACACTTGCTTGCAAATCTCCTTGGTAAGCTGCCTTAGCCAATTCAACTGCCCTCTGTAATATCTCACTATGAATATTTGGGTTAAGCTCACATTCTGAAATAGTGCTTACACCATTTATTGTGACATCACCATATTCAGAAGATAGATCAGTAGTAATAATTGGAGCAGGTCTTCTTATATACCTTACCTTATAGTCTGTAATAGTTTCATTACTGTTCACCATTAGTTCTACAGAGATATTGTTTATAGAAGCAGTAATTATTCTCCATGCCTGATATTTAACTGGTTCCTTATAAGGTCTTGACATAAGCCTTGTATAATCAGAATAACTGATTGGAACTATCTGTTTAGTTCCTGCATTAGTATCAACAGCCTCATTTATAACCAAGAATAAGTCAGCAGGTAAATCATATACCCTAGCTCTCTTATCAAAGGTGATAGTAGGAGCACTTGTATTAAGTACTCCTTGTCCTACCTTTATTAATTCTGAAAAATCTATTTGTCTTTTTGGTGAATCATCTAATCCTTTTCCATACTTATTACCTGCTGGTTCAAAATAGTTCTTAACTATCTCTTCTTGAGCCTTAGTAAGCAGTACAGACTTTTCATACTCATTTAACCCCGGAGCAGCATTACTCATTATGTTGTTATAGAGTACATCAAATTCATTAGAAAATTCATTAACATTCATATCTTTATTCTTTTAGCTTTGCTTCCAGACTGAACTTCAATTCCTGTCTCTTAGGAGCACTTAAGAACTTAGCAGCTACACTTAAAGTAGGTTCTTCATTATCTCCACATAAAGGAGAGCCATCAGATTTCAGGTATAACATACCCCCTCTGTTACTAATTAGACCTCCTTCAATAGCCTTCTTAATCAAAACTTTAGTATCAAGATACTGGTCTTCTGCAACTCTTAAGAAAAGTTTTGGGTCAGCTTGAATTAGCTTGTTAATCTTCTCATGTAAGAATTCAATCTTAGTTGTCTTAGCAAGAGGTCTACCATCAATAGTTTCAATGATTACTCTTAGCTTATCAGCATCATCTTGAATTTCACCAAACTTCATGTATGACTGCATTGTAGCATTCATTTCCTTCTTAGCAGTCTTAGCTTCCTCACCTTCCTGTACAATTACAAACTGGTAAGTCATTTTAGGTCTGTCTTGCAGCTCTTGAAGAGAAGATGCAATATAGTCCTTATTTGCTAAAAGGATTTTATATTTGATATAATCATCAGGGTCAGCCAAGTTCAAGAAATTATCTTGCTTAGTCAATCTTACTGTATAATTATCCCAGAAGTTATCTACCTTCTTGTAGATAGATAGAGCATTGTATTCAAGACCCATTATCTCTTCAAGATAGGCTTTCTCTTTATCAGTGAGAGCATTTACATACATACCAGAACTCAATCTTGGTAGAGTAAACCATCTTACTGCTGCCTCTGCCATACCTCCATATAGGATATGCTTAGGGTTTGAAACTAAACCAGTTTGCTTGGGAACAAACCTTACTATAACTCTTTCATTTCTTAGGCAGTTAATAGGTTCATCATTGTTCTCTATTACTGCTTGTTTCTTTGTTTTTCTTGTCTTTGGTTCCTCAAAGAGGTTATCCACATCAGGTATAACTGGTGTTTCCTTCATAATCTCTTCATCATCCAAAACCATCTTACTAACTTCTTTTGCCATATTACTTCTCCATTTAATATCTTAAAAAAGAAAAGGAGAGGGAGAATTTCCCTCCCCTTTTATTCTATGCTTTATCCTTGCAGAATTGCAGGGATTAATGATGCTGTTCTTGTTGGGTCAAGAACACAAACACCCAATGTAGCCATTCTGTGAATTACAGCAGAATCTTCATCAAATGACATATAAGGATTACCCTTTTGTCCTGTGAAAGGATTCCTGATACCCCACTGGTATCCTCTGTATTCATTGTCACCCTTAATCTTACACTTGAAGATATTAGGTTGGTCCATAGTACCAATGTACCAAATATCATATCTATAAGAGAAGGCAACACCACCATTTGGGTGAAGAATCTTATTTCTTACAGGGTCATCATAGAATGGGTCAACATCTAATCTTACCCTTACACCATTAGGAGCCTTGTATTCAACAAATTGGAAACCAGCACTCAGTGCATTGCTGTGTAGCTTAGACTGAACTTTCTCAACAACTCTTGTAGAGTTATTATCAAGTACAAATGTAGTCCAACCAGATACAGTCTTCAATACTTCCTTATGGAACTGAATAGCACCTCTTTCACCAGTCTTAATGATGAATAGTCTATCATCCATTGCAAGTTTTGAAGCAGATAGTTCATACAACATATCTTCAAGTAACTTCAAGCTGAATGTATTGTAGTACATAGTATTAGCAACCTCTGTTTGCTCGAAGATACCAGCACCAGTCTTAATTACATTACCTGACTTACCAAAGTTCATGTATTCACCATTCAGATTTCTGTTTGAAGTACCCCATGCCATAGCATTGTTCTTGTACTCATCAAATTGAAGTTCTACTTCCCAATCTACATAGTGCATCCACATGTTTGCAGTGTCCTTCACTTGCTTTCCACTTTCAAGATTTCTAACCATAGGAATACCCATAGCAAGTTTCTTGTTTAGCTTATTACCAGCTACCTTATGTTGGATTCTGATTGTAGTCCATTCATTTCTCATGCTTACAGGAGAAGTGAATCTAACATCACCAACCTTTCTTGAAAGTTCTTTTTCTACAGGAGCAAACTCAATAGAGAATCTTTCTCCTTGTTGCAGTCTTTCAGCAGGAACACCTTGAGTATTACCACCCATAAGTTCTACTTTGTACACTGCATTAGTACCTTCCATTCTTGCATCACCAAGGATTCTAAATGGATATACTTGGTTCAAGTTACCTACAATAACTTCACCATCTGCAAACCAGTCTTCTGGGAATACCAGATAGAAAGGAGATGTACCAACTCCCACATTAGTTGCACCAGCAGCAACTACAGTACCATTTTCATCTCTTGCCTCAACAAGAGGAATGTTTCTCCTTGAAGAACCAATAACATCCCAGTAGTATTCATTATCATCTTCAAACTCTCTTACAGGGAATGAATTAAGGAATGTATCCAAGCTCTTTCCTCTATAGAAAGCCAACAGTTGCACCATAAGGTTTGTAGCCTTCTGAGGTGCTTGTTGGAAGATAGCTCCAAGGTGGTTGTCACTTGTCAGACCCTTCCAGTGTTGGAAGCCTAACATTTGAAATTTACCTAATTTACCAGCCATAATCTGTTAATTATTTTTGTTAGTTAATATGTTTTTAGACATCAAGGTCCCAGCCCTTTCCAATATAAGACTCAGTATCTTCCTCAACTCCTCCAACATATCTTGGATTACCTGTTGAGGTTCTGGCAGTGCTGCTGAGTTTATGCTCTAATTCTCTAAGACTTTGCTTGACTTCTTTCTTTACTTTACCTTTTACAAGACCATCAATATTCTTGAAGCCATCAGTCATAGTGAACAATACAGACAGATACTTTCTGAACTCAACCGGATTATCCATTTCATATTTTTGAATGGCAGTCAAATATTCTCCATCTTCTGTTTTAAAGACAGGCTTAGTTATATTCTCAAATGCTTTTTGTCTTGTAGTCCTATCAAGTGCAATACCTGTAAATACTTCCTTGTCCTCAAGCATTGATTTCTTTAGTTGTGCAGCCTCTTCTTTAATTTTCCTTTGTTCTTCTTTTGCCTCTTCTTGAGCTTCCTTGATTAGGTCTTGATATTGAGTGCTAAAGTATTCTCTGTTACTTTCCAATGCCTCTTTTGCATCTTCAATATCTGTGCCAGCATTGAAAGATTTCTCAACCTCTCTCTTAGCTCTGGCTTCACTATAACCTCTGTTCCTAAAGTCCTGATAGATTAAGTTCTTTCTCAATCTTTCACCCTTTTCAGTTTCATCAGTTATATATTCCTCCTTGATTGCATCCAAATTAGCAAGGGTTTGTTCATACCTTCTTACTTCATCTGGTTCTACATCAGCTTGTAATGCAGCATCAATTCTCTTTTGTCTTTCATCCAACCTTGCTTGGACAGTCTTTTCAACTGCTTCTGCAAAATCTTCTGGAGTCTTGATACCATTTAATGTATCATCATCAAGGTCAGGGAAGATACCTTCTTCTTTCAAGGCACTGGCAATGGAAGAGTAGAAGTTAGTTTTGGGAGAAGTACCTTTGTCCTTTTCAGATTGGGTATCTTCCTCTTCTTCTTGATTATCTTTTCCACTACCTACGCTCTCTGGATTATCAAATAAATCATCTGGATTTATCTCTTCTTCCTCAGTAGTTGTTTCTTTCTCTTTTTCTTCTTTCTCCTTTGGGGCAGGTGGAATTACCTGTGTTTCTTCTTCACCCCCATCATCAGAAAATAGATTATCAACATCTATTTCATCCCCTGTCATAATGAGGTCTTCACTTAATTCTCCTATCATATTTCTACTCCTTTAGTTATTAAACTGATGCAAAGATAAGAGGAGTTTATGACTTCTACAACATAGTAAATAAGACCATTGCAACTCTATAAATAAATTACTTATTTACTGCCAAAAAGTAAGGGCATAGTAACTAAACTATACCCTCTACAATTCTACTCAATTGTAAGACTTAGTTCCTCTCCAAGGAGCTTTGCTTTCAGCATAACTGAATATAACTCCTGAAAGGTAGCTGTGCTATTGATTACTTGTCCCTTTATCTTGTTTTCACCAACAAGGATACAACCTAAAGTATCCTCAGCTTTATTACCCACATGGATTAGTACCCCCTCATATCCTTTAACATCTATAAGTCTGGGTAACTTTCCTCCACAGAATTTAGCCCATGACCTATCCTTGAATTTAGGACTTACAGTATTCATATCAATCTTGTAAGTTCCATAAGGAATTGCTGTCTGTCCATAGACCTTCTTACTCTGTATCTCCAGAAGAGATTGTGTTTCATGGAGACCTCTGTCAGTATCCTCTAAAGTATCACATTCATAAACTCCATTTACATAGAGTTTACCTATGGTATATTGAGGACCTTTGAATGTTCTTTTGAGTAATAGTTTCATATTAGCTTCCTGTTGCTACTAAAGTTACATCTTTTACTGTATCTGCTGATACTACTTGACTACCACTCTGTGGAGTATAGCCTGTCTTACTTACAGACCATGAAACTGTAGAACCCTTTGCAACTACAACAGTTGACCTGTTTGCATTATTGATAGTTACAGTAGCATCTGTTGGAGTAGGTTTGATTGTAAATGCAACTCTTTCTACAAGAACTGACTCTAATATACCTTCAGTTCCTCTTACCTGAATATCTTCAATCTTACCTGAAAGATTATCCCTTATAACCAATATTTCATTATTAGTTATTTCATTTGGGTCTCCTTCAACTATTCTTGAAAGACTTCCTAAATTAAGTGCTCTTTTCATATTATATACCCTTTTTCTTTATTAATTCCTCATAATTCCCCTTCCTTATTTGACAAGATAAATCAGTACAGATACTTGTCATTAAGGTCATCACCTGTTGCCTTAATTCCTTAACTTCTTCTTCAAGGTTTTCATTCCTTTTCAGAACTTCATTAAGTCTCTCCCTGTTATCATCAGACAGCTTTTTGTAGAAGTCTAATGAGTCCTGCATGTTTTCAATAAGATTATTATCTACCTCACTATTATACTTCTTTCTTGCAAAGAACCATGCAGTAAATCCAGAAGTAAAAGTGGTGACAATGCCTATTAATGCTGTAATAAGTATCCCACTTTCAATCATAACTATTCAACTATTTGTATAAATCTTTGAGTTTTGTTCTTAACATAAGGGTTCATTTCCCTTACATTCACTTCTACTACTGTATGTTTCTTCTGGAACCACCTAAATAAGAAGAACTTCTTTGGTGGGTTCACAGTCTCCCTTTTACCATTTATGAATGTATATCTCTCTAATTCTATCTCAGGACTAAGTGCTATAGTGCTTGGGAACTTTAAATGAAGATTAGTTTTAAACCACTTATCTCCCACTATAGTATCAAGACTAAAGTCATTTCTAAAGATTGTATCAGTCAATGTGATGGTATCATGTCTTTGTGCATGACTTGCTTCATATTGAAGCTGCTGTAATCTCTTATCCTTTATTCCTAATTCCTTCTGGACCACTTTCATCTTCTTGATGATTGAATCATTGAAGTAATTAAGCTGTTCAACTGTTAGTTTCAACACTCTATTATCACCTTCAAGTCCACTCAATTGAGCATCATAGGCTTTAACATTCTCAATGGAAGTCTCATACTTAGTAGTCAATTGTTTATTCTGATATGATAGGTAAGCTATAGCTCCCACCAATATTAGTATTATAAATAATATGTACTTCTTCATATCTTCTTCCCTTATATTATTGTGCAAACATACTAAAAATAAATCACCTATACAAGAGTATAAGTGATTTATTAATAGTTTAAACTTAGTAACATTAAATAAATATTAAAGAGTCATTTATTTA